GGCTTCAGGTATCCGGCTTCAGGTATCCGGCTTCAGGTATCCGGCTTCAGGTATCCGGCTTCAGGTATCCGGCTTCAGGTAGCCTTATAGGCTCCACGGCTTCAGGTATCCGGCTGCGCCGTTCGCATCAGACGCATAACGCGGTTCGCATCAGACCTATAGCCTGATTCCTCGCATTAAACCTATAGCCTGATTCCTCGCATTAGACCTATAGCCTGATTCCTCGCATTAGACCTATAGCCTTCGCATCAGACACACTTCGCACAAAATTGTGTAAAAAGTGCTTGCAAAGACAAATGAAACGTGGCAGAATGCACACAAGATTGAAAGGGAAGCGATATGAGAAATGCTAAACGAACTTACGCAACGCGCAATTTGCCTAGGGCTGGCGCGGAAGCGTTATACAATTTGCCGGTAGGTGGCTCGCACTCGGTTGTTCGCATCATTCAGCGCGGAGAGGGTATCTCTCGTACTACGAACACGCTGCGGAACACGCTGCATGGCAATATCCGCTACCTGAAAGAACAATCGGATTTAGAACCGCGTGAGTATGACGTGGAAACCATGTTCATTGACAAAAACGAAAGGATTTACGTATATGCTGTTGCAACAAGGAAGAGATGAGTCGGTGAAAACCGAAGACGGTTACACCATCACCCATAACGGCGATACCTTGTGCCGCCGCGCCAACAAGACGGAAGCCATTAAGGCTATTTCTGAGCGCGTGAAGATGATTGAGGATTATGCTTTGCGCGGTAAGATTTCCACCAAGAAGGCTTTAGCACTATCCCGCCGCATTGGTAAGCTGGAAGGCAAACTGGGGTTCTTCAGGTAAGACAAGGTTGCTGGGACTAAATCAGAGTAGAGCCTTGTTTCGTATAGCGTATAGGGTGGGACTAAAACGGCTTATATGGAGCCAGTTCCGACCTATACAGGAGTATGCGGCCAGTAGCCTTCATATAACCCCGTGAAGGCTAGGCAAAATCGAAAATGTTTAAGCCGCCTGAAAATCGCAAAGGTACGCTGAAACGAACCTTCACAGAAGGCTAGGCAAAACGCAAAATACTATGTACGACTTCTATATGCAAGACACCCTGAAACGGTGTTTGGACAAAACAGTTCGAGCCGTTATTGTGGACGCGGAAACAGGGCTGCGTTTCACAGGAACGAATGCTGTCCTACACCAGCCGAAGGAATGCCCGCGTAAGAGCCTTCGTATCAATCAAGGCTACCATTTATGCCAAACGGTATGCGGGCAACCCGCTCACGCTGAAGTGATAGCGTGGCGCAAATGGTACGATGCACTGATTGCTGGAACGTTCCAACGGCAACGGCAGGCAATCTGCTATTTGTATGGGGCAAAACGCTGCTGTGCGGATTGCCAAAGACTTTTAGACCGATGGAACATTGAGGTAAGAATATGCAATATGCCTATATGACCGTAGCATTCTTGGCACTCGGATTCCTGTTTTACCTGTACAAGCTGGCAAAACTCGAATCCGAACAGTATGTCAAAGATTTAGAGCAAGCACTAAATGATAACCGGCGCCTTGCAACTTTTAACAAGCTGGCAAAACTCGAATCCGAGCGTTTGAAGCCGCGTGTCCGCATCATGAAACGCGGGCATAACCAATTCGTTGCACAGATTTATCTCGTAAACAAGATGATTTGGGAATCCAAACCATCTCCCACCCGCCATCACGCTATGCAACGGGCTGAAGGCAAAATTGACTATGAAAAATGGAGATAAGGCATGAAAAATGCAATTTTATACCGCCTGCAAGAATCAATCGAGTTCCCCCAAGTGGTGCATGAATACCGCGCACCTGAAGGCAGCGAATGGCGCACGGTTACATTCTACAACCAAGCTAAGGAGTGGATGATTGCACGCATCACGGAGCGTGTGCTGCCATCTGCCGCCATCAAGCGTTACGTTGCCATGAAGGCTGCCGAGTTCGTGGAGCAAAACGGTCAAAAGGCAAACCGCACGCAGAAAGCCATTTGGAAGGATGAATACGTTGAAACCAACCTGCCGAATGCGCCGATGAAGGACGTGTTTGTACCGTTATACCATAACAAAGACTACCTGTTTGTCGGCACAGGCAGCCAAGCAATTGCCGATTTAGTTACCAGCGAACTGCGCTACAACGTATTCGATGACAACCTGAAAATCATGCTATGCAACGATGACCGCAGAATCGGCGCGTTCCTGCGTAAATTGATGGACGGCGACACCGAATACACCCTTGGCGACAACTTCAAATTCGAGCATGACAACCGCAAAATCAGCTTTGCCGGCGAAATGGCCGAATCTTTGGCTTCAGACTTCTACGAATCGCACAACCCGCGTCCCGTGCAGGTGCAGTTTGCCGCCCAAGACCGTCATTTGATTGCTACCCTGAACGAAAAGGGACGTTTCGGCAGCCTGACTTATGATATTGCGGAAGGCGAAGAGGATGCTGCTAAGGTGTTCCTGACCGCCCGCGCCTTGGACGAATTGGGCAATATTATGGATGCCTGCTATGAAGATGACACGCTGTAAGCAGTCAGCGCCCAGCCGTATACAACGCATCATATCCGAGCTATACCTGACCTTATCGCGCAACGCGCTCCAAAAGGGCGAATGCGCGATAATCGAGGACGTTGGCGAGGAGGATGCGCTGGCAATCTCAATGGCGCTAAATTCCCTATTCCTGACCCCAATTATGCAGGATGGCAAACTGTATCTGTATCGTACACATGACGTGCGCGTGCATGATTCGCAGCCATTGGCGGATAAGACCGCTCAGATTGAAGCGTGGCTGGGCTACAATCCCTATTCCCAGCCTTGGGTATACAACCCTATTACCAACACCATCAAACGCAAGGATGCGCCCGCTACGGGCGAATACGAGGTATCTTTCGGTCAAGCCGCGCAGTTCATGCTTGGGCAAATTGATAAACCGCGTGAAAGTCGAAACGGTAGCGGGTTGGGTCTATATATCGGCGTAGGCGGCGTGGTATGGGGCATGAAGTACGAAATCGTCAAGGAATTTGATATGATGGTGCCTGACGACTGGGAACGCGTATCCCAAGACGTTTATTTGGCTTATCTTTTATCGGAGGAATTATGAACGAATTACCGTGGCTTAAACTGGCAAAATCCATGCTTGGTACGCACGAACGCTTACCGAACGGCAAAGACAATCCGGTCGTACTCGATATGCTTGCCCGTATGGGTAGCTTCAGCAAAGAGAAAAAGGCGTGGTGGCATAACACGCAGGAACCGTGGTGCGGGCTGTTTGTCGGCTACATCATGGGTATGCACGGCCGCTTCGTTGTGCCTGAGTGGTATCGGGCAAAAGCATGGAACGATTCACGCTACCTGACACCATTATGCAAACCGGCGCAGGGCGCAATCGCCGTGAAGACCCGCAAAGGTGGCGGGCATGTGTGTATCGTAGACCACAAGCTGCCTAACGGGATGCTGGGCTGTATCGGCGGCAATCAGTCTGATTCCGTCAGCGTTGCCTACTACCGACCCGACCAATTCGACGCATTCCTGTGGCCGTCAGTATGGGATGGAGAAAAGTGCGTGAAGTCCAACCCGTTACCGGCGCGATACGATATTCCGATGCGTAACGCTCCGATGGGCAAATATGGAGTAAAAGAATCATGAGAGTGCTGACTGACGAATACGTCATCATCAATCGAAACGGCGTGTATAGGCAGCACGCGCTCATGGAGGATGCCGAAGGTCGCCTGTATGTGCAGTTATCGAACGGCGAATACGCCAAGCTGAAATACTCTCAGGCAAACGGTGTCCACTCCAGCGAGAAAGTGCCGCAAATGAGCAAGTTTGATTTCACAATGGCTCAGGTGGAACATTTGAGCGTAAGGCATAAGGTGTCTCGCACCAAGGACTCTCACGTTTGCTGGCAAACTTCAAAATTAGCTGTAGAAAACATTTGACACTCCTCCCTCAAAGTTGTAGAATTACCCACAACTTTGAGGGAGTTTTGATATGATTGAACTTGTAGACATTGTATTGCTCGTCATGAGCCTAGCGCTGCTGATTGCCAAAATGAGCGGCTGCGCGATTCCGTGGCTGCTGGTGTTTCTACCGGTAGCCCTACCCTACCTGTCGCTGTTCGTAGCATTCTGCATCGGCGCATTCTTGCATTGGAGGAGCAAAAAATGAAATACGTATTTCTTATCGCCGCGCTGCTGGCCGCTGCGTGGACACCTGAAGAACAATACCGAGCGCAGGTTGAATCCTGCGTGAAGAACGTGCCGCATTGGACACGGGCGCAATGTGAGAGGACTTTCCTGCCATGATTATTGGTTTCACCGGTCAGCCACGCGCGGGAAAAGATACCGCCGCGCTGCACCTGCACAATCTGACTGGCTGGCCGATTCTGACACTGGCTGCGCCGCTGCATACTGCTTATAAACGCGTATTCGGCGAGTACGCCGACAAAGACACCGTGCAGCGCATAACTCAACACCGCCAACGATTGATTCGGCAGGCAATGGTCGAGCTATTGGGCGGTATGCCGCCACGGCTGCCGATAGGCTACGAGTTAAGTCCGCGCCAGTTCATGATTCAGGCTGCACAAATTGCGCAAGAGGTGCGCGGTGTAGATTACTTCGTGAAGCGGTTACACCCTCTGCCAGAAAACGCCATCATCAGCGACATTCGCTTCGACTGGGAGCTGCCACTGGCGGACGTGCTGTTCGAGATTAAACGTAAACCTGAGATTCCATCTATGGGTTTGCCAAACGCTATAGAAATAATCAATAACGGAACAATCCGAGACCTTGGAGAGCAAATTGGAAATCATTGCAGACAGTACCTTTAATGGAGCTAGGGTATCGACCCTACGCTTGCAAACAGACTGGGATACATTCGAGCGCAGCCTGTCCAAGCAGCCGTGTGTAGCAATGGATTACAAGATGCACACCACCGGCGGCGCAATCGGTGTTAATTGTGTGATTACCACCCGCAACCCGTCATTTCTGCCACCCGAATGGTATTTGGAATGGCTGCGGCATCCCGCCGTGGAAACACGCTGCCATCTACCTTTTACCAGCGAAGAGGATATTGCGGCATTCTACGCCGTATACCCTGACGCATTGGATAGCGAGTGTTTTCAGCATTTCGCAGAAACCAACCATGATGTTTTCTTAGGAGAGACCACATGAAATTTATTGCATCATCAATCTGCCAAGGCAAACGGCTGGATACCGTGTACCACCTGCTCAATCTGGCGTTCTCAAAATATCACACCACGTCAACGTTGCCTGATAAGGCTATTGATGACAAGTTCCATATCGCCACGCCACCCAACGTGCCGCTGGAGCTGCAAGGACGCTGGGAGCACGTAGCCAAGCTCGCGTTTAAATTGTTTGACGATTTGCGCGAAGCCGAATGCGAGATAGCTCCATGCTTAATCGCCCCATTCTCCGCAGAGTATTTATACACCACAGCTGGCAATATTGATATTTTAGGCTACACGCTGCCGACACCCGTGGAGCGGGATTATCACCTCCCGCTGCTGACAGATGCCGAGATTATGGCATTTGAAGAAACCCGCGACTTTAAAACCTACGGCCACCTGTCGGCTTGCCGCATCAAGACCGCCAACAACAGCCTGACTATGCAACAAGCCGCAAAGATTATTTTATTCCCAAAACACAGTGCCAACTACCACCCTGCGTTGTTCGTAGACGGCGACTGGAAATTCTTAGGAGAGTTATACAATGAAAATTAAACGCACCCACCCTAATGCGAGAGAGCCGCTGTACACCAGTGCAGGCGCGGCCTGCTTCGACCTGTACGCCGCTGATGTTGTGAAGCTGGAAGCAGACAGCGTGGTTTATGATACCGGCGTTGCCTTCGAGATTCCAGAAAACCACGTCATGTTGGTATTCAGCCGCAGCGGGCAAGGCTTCAAAGACAATATCCGACTGGCAAACTGCGTAGGCGTGATTGATTCCGACTTTCGCGCCAGCGTGAAAGTGAAGCTGGTGTCCGACCGTGGGGAATTAGGCATGATGCCGCAGCGCGGAGACCGTATCGCGCAGGCTATGGTGCTACCCGTGCAGCGCGTAGGTTTCGAGTGGGTGGATGAATTGTCCGACACCGAACGCGGCGAACGCGGCTTTGGCTCTACTGGTAAAAAGTAACACAAAATTGTGTTGATTTTCTCAAAAGTGAGTGCTACAATGCACTCACTTTCTTACATGGAGGATTGGAAATGGCACTAGCTCATTTCGGAGTAATGAGTACGGATTTTGGCAAACACGTAGGAACTTATATTCGTATAGAAATAACTAGTAAAGGCGTAATTGTAACCTTGCGACACGTTAATGCTGAAGGGGATTGTTCGTATTTGTCCAAATTGGAACAAACCGATGTTATCTCAGCTCTTGACGCGGCTTCATTGATGCTTGTTCCTGTGGAGATTGAAAGTGTTGAATAATAGTCGTGATGAATTTGAGAGATGGTTTAAAAATCATTATCGCGTTGGTAGCGAAGCAATCAGTAATCCGCTGGATTATAGTTTGGCTAAAGACGGCACTGGTAGGTATTTATGTCTTCATGCTGCTATTGCATGGAGAGCGTGGTGTGCTGCAAGAGGTGAATCATGAATCTGTATAATCACTACGGGCGGTTCAGCAAACGCGCCTGCAAAATTATCATTGGGTTATGGAAAGAAGGCGTGGATTTAGGCTCCGTTACCTTGGCAAACGGTAAGACCTTCCCAGCGGATATTACTTGGTATGGTATGTATTTCGAGCTCGCCGGTTTCGTCTACATGGATAATCTCCGCGCTCCATACGCTCGCGAGCAGGATATAGTGAAAATCGAAAAGCTGGATTTGGTAGCCAAGCGATACCGCGAAACGTATCAGAAACCGGCTAATTGGGCTATTTATTACACTGTGCAGATTGAGGATTGCTGCGTACCACAACAGCGTACTTGGACAAACAGTGAACAGGATTTCGAGAAACTGCACAACGGCTTTGTGTTCAATACCTATGACGAATGCAAGGCGTTTTGCAACATGATAAACAGAAAGGCAGGTTTGAGATAATGTCAGTTATTGCAATTAAGGCTGAAAACGTAGATTTGAATACCTATGCCGGCCAATATATCTGCGTAACGGTGCAAAACGATGGCACAGTAAGAACTGATTTATGTATCGACGAAGGCGATGGCAATGCTAGGTCTGTTGCACGAATGGAAGTATACAGTATTTGTGGTGCAATAACGCTTGCAATGGATTTAGGCATTCCTGTTGAAATTTGTGAGGGTTGAAAATGATATACGGCAAAGCTGGTACGACAATAGACCCGTGCATATTCAGTATTAAAGCTCGGAATAAAGGGGTGGTAATCAATGTTGCGTTAACGCCCAACGAGATGCGGTCATTAAGCAATGCTATTCTACGTAGTGCCCGTATACAGGAAGTAATTTTGGCATTTCGAGAGATTGAGAAGGAGTTACCTGAAGCGTATGCGGTTATTAACAGGCACACGCTCGCTAGGTTCTACCTGAACGAAGTGCCGTTGAACGGTTTGGATATGGACGAGTGGAATCCTGTTCGGGATAGAATTGCTAATATTTTAGGGGAGTGAAATGCGCTATATTGCTATTTTGAAATATGATGGTGAAGGATACGCTCAAGAGGGAGACCTGCTGCGTGTAGCCCGCCATAAAGGTATCTGCGAGATTGACAAGCAGGCTCGCCGTGAAATTGATAAAATACGCGGCGATTTCCCATATTTCGGCTACATGATTGTGGGAGACACGCGATTTAAAGAGGTTGTTCAAGACTTCAGATACTATCCGGAGAATCCCTATGAGACTGGAAACGAAGACGGTGCTGCGTGAGTTTCACACAGCCTTTGACGCTAAGAAGTTCAGACCTTGTGTGGAAGTACCGCTGATACCCTACACCAGCATGATTAACGCGAAGCTCGTTGCAATCAGCCATCACGGCAACGTGGCGGTGATGTTTTTCGATGACGGCAAAGCATATGTGCTGCGCTCGTTACCTGAGCACCCGTTACAAGCAATCGCGCCACACTGGGAAACGGAGAAACTGCTGAAAGGCAGGGTCATCCTAGGTTTCCGCTACGATGAGCAGCACCTACTCGTTCGCACTGAGGATAGTTTAGAGCATCCACTCTACAAGGTAGATGACGAGCCATGGTTGGTTGATTATTCGTCAGAGATTGTTTACTGGTTGATTGATAGCCGCCTAAAAGGCAGCGACATGGAGCATTTCTGCGTGGCTCAGGCGTGCGATGAATTATCCGGTAAGGATGGTTTCCCATGCACCGGCAAAAGCACGATTGAGAGTATTTACGAGAAAGCCCGTGAGGTACTGGACGCAGGCGGTCGTAATCTTGAGAAGCTGACCGGTTACATGTGGCGAAACATGCTGCATAATTACTATGTGGACACCGCGTGCGGCATCTATCTTATGGAGTCGGTATGACGACCAATATTAAACTAGCTATCCTTGCAGCGTTGGTGGCCGCAATCGGCGGTATGGGCTATACGCTGCACAGGAACGGCTATAATCGCGGTTACGCTGCGGCGCAGGCAAAATATCAAGCCGCCGCCCAATCGCAATCTGAGGAGCTTCTAGGCGGCCTAGAACGCATTTATGATAAATACGATACCCGAATGCGGGAATTGGAGCAAAAGAATGAGAATTACGCCAAAGTGCTACAAACTCTCGGTAGCGCTGATTGCCATAGCGATGACAGCCTGCACGCCATCAACCAAAGGATTGCTGCAAGGCGCAAAAGTGCCCGCGCTGCCCGCTGATTTAAGCAAGCCGTGCCCTGAGTTACTGCCGCTGGGCGATGCGTCAGCACAAAGCAACTTCCTATGGGCGATGGATACCATAGACAAGTACAACCGATGTGCCACCATGAAAGATGCCGTTACGGAGATTTACCAAAATGTTGAAACGAGAAATAATTAGACAACTGGCATCCAAATGGGATGTACCGCAACAGGTCGCCGCCGCGCGATATGCCGATGTGTGCGAGGTATTCAAGACCGAGCTACTCGAAAGCGGCGAGCTTCGCGTTGGAGACCTGTTCAGGATTGAGGTTAAACACATGCCTGCCGCTAAACGCTACAACATTGCTACTAAGCAGGTTGAAATGGCTGCGCCGCGTATCGCACTGAAGGCAACACGTTTGAAAGGGTTGTATTGATGGATGTTGTAGATTCAGGTAACGAAGTTTCCGAAATCATACTCAGCGAAGCACTCTCGCACCGTAAGAGCGAGCCGCCAAAAGAAGGAACCGGTAAATGCTGGTTTTGCGAAGAGGAGCTTGCAGATGGCCGCAGATGGTGTGATGCCTACTGTCGCGATTGCTGGGAAGCAGAGCAATAGAAACCGCCTACGAGGATTCAGCTTGTAGGCGGTTCACTTACCACACGAAAGATTAGATATGAAAGAACTCCTGAAGGAGTGATGCGATAATAACGCATCCGATTCGCCGTGTCAAGCACAATTTTGTGCTAATTTTATTTATCGAGCTTTACTCGCTGATAGTTAAATTTAACACAAAATTGTGCTATTTTTGACTATAATGGTTGCACGTTTTTAATGAGAGGGATAAATCATGTTCACGCTGATGTATAACCACAGAGAGTTGAAACTTACTGAAGATGGGTTGAGTATTGATAATTATGCTACTGGATTAAGTATTAGCTTCGCGCTAGATGCGGACGAATGCCGCTCATTAGCCGCAGCATTGCTAAATGTTGCCGAGCAGAAAGTTTTGAGACAAGCTATAAACGACTGGATTGCCGAAACCGAGAGCCTGCTGCGCCATTTATCTGTAGATGTGTTGATGCAAATATACCGTGGCGAGTTGGTCGATACCAATATTGATGCTTCAACCTTTATCAAAGAAATTGATACGAGGATTGGGAAGTGAAACCCAAGAAGTGGACAACGGAACGCTTGCTGCAAGTGCTACGCGGTAACGGTGGCGAGATACAGGTGCACCGTTACCAGTATAGGAAGGATGCGCTGCGTAAAGCGGTTGGCAAGGCGCGAACGGAAGGCTTGGTTTCGTGTAGCTATAGTAGGGATTTTATCAATGTGAGGATTTTAAAATGTACAAACACGCAGACGTATTGAATGCCGTGTGTCGAGGAGACGTGGCGTGAAATATGGTAGCTTGTGCAGCGGTATCGAAGCGGCAACTGTGGCATGGGAGTCGCTCGGTTTAACAGCATCATGGTTCTCAGAGATAGAGCCTTTTGCTAGTGCCGTATTGCACCATCATTACCCGACTATTCCCAATCATGGTGATATGATGGGTATCGCGGATAAATTGATGTTTGATATAGCCGAGCCAGTCGATATATTGGTGGCTGGCACACCGTGCCAATCATTTTCATTAGCTGGTTTACGCGGCAGCTTATCTGACGAGCGCGGCAACCTAACCTTGGAACTTATCAATATTCTTGAGGCCAACGATTATGCTAGAGGAAAACCGTCAATACTCGTATGGGAGAACGTCCCCGGAGTCTTCAACACCAAGGACAACGCCTTCGGGTGCTTTTTGGCAGGGCTTGTCGGAGAAGATGTACCATTGCAGCCGTCAGGGAGAAAATGGGCGAACGCTGGTTGTGTTTATGGATACCGCCGCAATGTCGCGTGGCGGGTGCTTGACGCACAATATTTCGGAGTGCCCCAGCGCCGCCGCAGAGTGTTCCTTATCGCGTGTCCTACAGACAGAGACCCCGCAGAAATACTATTTGAGCGAGCGGGTGAGGATGGGAATATTGGAGCGGGCGGAGAAGAAAGGGAAAACCCTGCCGCCGATATTGAAGGAAGCCCTACTGTCAGGCTTGCCAGTGGAGACGCTGTAACCGGCACATTGCTGGCTAATCGTGGAACTAAATTATTTTTAGGCAATCAGGAAGCGTTCGGCGGTAAGTATTTCGTTATCCACGGCAACACCATCGGTCGTAAATTGGAAAACGGCGGACAAGGCATAGGCGTTAGCGAAACAGGTTATACGCTGACTGCCACGGATAGGCACGCTGTGTTTGACGGGTTGCGTGTTCGCAGGCTTACTCCTATCGAATGTGAGCGGTTACAAGGTTTCCCTGACAATTACACATTGATACCCTATCTCGGAAAACCTGATTGCTCGGACAACCACAGGTATCGCACACTTGGCAATAGTATGGCTGTACCAGTGATGCGCTGGATTGGTGAAAGAATCAATAATTTTTGGGGAATTGAACCGTGAGCAGGAAAAAGAAGCCCGCCAAGCCGTACAGGGGATACGCGCTATTCCCGCTAATTGGCGCAGATACTTACGAAGAGTTCCAGATGACGGCTGAAATGTTTGGAGACTTCGCCGACCCGTTGAAGCGGCGAAAGATACTCGGTAAGCCGCGCAAATACCGCTTCGAGATAGGCTTAAAGCTGGCTGGTAAGCCTGAGTATGAGGTGCGCGAAGTATTGGGTATGGATAAGGCTGTATCGCAATATAACCTAGCAGAGATGCTGTATGAAGTAGCCGCCCAAGGTCTTAGAGACTTAGACGGCTTGGAGGAAGTGGAAGGTGAAACCTCGTATATCAAACTTATTATCTAAACCAAAACCCCCGAATACGGGGGTTTTTATTCTTATTCCTCCTCCATCGGTGGGGGTGGTGGTGGGTGTCCAACCTTAGCATAACCAAAGATGCTCAACAGGTGGTCTAGGAACTTGGGTAAGGCTTCAGCAAACCACGTGGGAGCTACGGTGATTACGGTTTCGATAAAGTATCCGCCAACGGCTCCAGCGGCCATACCGATAAACCATGCCCACAGCACTTTACCATCAGGCACGAGTAAGTCTACCGCAATGAAGCTGGCGAACACTCCAGCCATAAGGTTGAGTATCGCCAGCGCCACGCGGCGCGGTATAGGCGCAGGTTTCTTACGCCGGTTGCCCGTAGGTCTCAGCAGATTCTGTATGCCGCCCAACAAGCCACCGATTGCCGCAAAGATATAAATTGGGGTTATTAGGTCGGCAAACATAATCATTTGTTTTCTTCGTAATTCAGGTCTTTCGCAATTTCAGCTATGGTGGCATCCCGTGCCGCGTCCGTTGCATCCAACCCGATAATGTAATTGAAAATAGCCATTGGGATTACCAGTACGGATACCACGTTCAGCGGCGGACTTTCAGCGAAGTACAGCGCGGATACGCCAAACCAAAAACCCGAACTCAGAATTAGGCTCATACTTGAGAAGAATTTTACCGCATTTCGTTTAGGTTCTAAAGCCAGCACCACGCTTCCAGCTACGAGAGCAATGTTCAATATGATGTAAGCAACAACCATGCCGTTGGTTACATTGGAAAATCCGTGCGGAAAACCGCTGAACTTTCCGAGTATTTTGTTCCCTATCAATGGAAACAAACTGAACACAAGCAGTGTTGCGTTAATGGTTGCCCATAGGCGGGTGCCGTTTTTTGTCAGCCACCGCGCGGCTTCAGTTGGATAGAGAATAAACATTGCGTATCGGATGGTTTTGCTTACCATGATGGGTCTCCTTTAAATTTCCGCAATAATATCATAATTCGGTATCCACGCTATAGTCGTACCGCTGCCATGATTCTTTGCCGGTGTTAGTAGTCCAACCCTCAACGCGAACCGTGCTAGGCCAACGAGCTTCTTGTAGCTTTTTGTTCACATCGTCTATTTCCGCATCGCTCAAAGCTCGGTTGTAGAATGCAAACGTGTCTACCGTTTCATAAACACCTGCTGCCGGATTACCGTTCCATCCCGTGCTGAATACTGCACCATCGGTGAGCACCTTATCTTTAGCAGGGGAGTTGGCGGCTGTCCACGCACCCCAGTTACCAACCTGCGCGGACTTGTTGCCGTTCACCCACATATGGCATTGTCCGGTAGTATTGTTGATGCGTACTGCCACCAAAATGAAAGGCTCATTGTCAAACGATACGCTCGACTGGAAGCTCTGTGATTTGTTGCCAAAATACACGCCGAAACCACCTGAACCGCCAGTCATCAGGCGAATGCGACATGATGACAAATCCGCATCTTGTTTTGCCATCGCTAGGTAGGTGATGTAGTTCCACGTAGCCTTGGCTCTGAAGAATATAGTAACGGATTCACTGTTCCACGATTCATCAAACGGCATATGCAGCTTGATATATGCGGTGTCTGTTAAACCCACTGCGGGCTTCGCGCCGCTTGATGATTTAGCAGTGGGATACCACTGGCTTTGTTCGGCCAATGCCCCCGTTCGGGTGTTTAGGATTTTCGCAGATTTATTCACGCTGCCGGCAATAGGCATCCATTCAGGGTTATTGCCAACTTGTTCGGCGAAGTTGTAGGCATAAATCAGTCCATTAGTCGGGAGCATTGAGCTTTCAACATCCACATTGGATTTTGGCGTAGTGAAATCTACCCGTGAGCTATTGATGTTCAGCTTCTCGTCAATCTTCCTGTTTGGAGTCTGCGTAGCGTCATACAGCCGCCAGTTATACAACGTGTTTGGCTCAGGTGTAGTAGAGCCTGAAGCGTCAGGCAGCAACACGGCTTCAGCCCGTTTGCGTGTAGACCACGTAACAACCAAGTTTTGTTTACGCTTGATGGTTTTCGGGTAATACAGGTTATTTAGGCGCACATAGTGCGGCACGATAGGCAATTCCTGACGACCTTTGAGCGTAACCATGAAAGGCGGGTTGGCTTGATTGAGCGGTAACATCCCGCGCGTGGTAATCGGCAACGGGCGGTAATATACCTGCTCGCTACGCGCTCTAAACGTTTGGTCTGCCGCATCTGCCGGATTCGTTACCCACGCTATTGTGCCGGCTGCGTGCGGTTTCGGCGTGGTGTCCAACGCGCCGCGCTGCACACGTACTATACCGTGCACGGAGTCGATTTGCTGAATCATCATCGCTTCGTCATCAATGACGATATAGTGCTTGTTAGGAAGGATTCGCGTTGGGATGTTTTGGAAAAACGTACCTGCAATCTCGGTAGTGGTGTAATCTATACCATCGAGCAACTGGAATGAGCCGGTGTACGGCTGACCGCTGAAAATATTGTCATATTCAGCCAAGTTGTCGTTTCGTGCCCCATACAGGCTAAATGTAGGCGTGCCATGATTCGGCGGCGCAGCGAAGAAGCGGGTAAACGTATGGCCGGTAGCCGAACCTATCTGCATCGCCTGCTCGCCGACAACGGCAGTAATATCGAAATATGGAGCTTCCCATACCCGAGCCTGTTTCACTGGTACAGGATGCGCGTATGGGTCAGTCCACAGGGTATCTTGCGGCGTAACGTAGGTTGAATCAGGCATACCGAACACGTCTTCGATTGCTTCAATCTCAATAGCGCCTTCGTCATACGTGCCTTTGTTAATCGTCAGTACGCGCAGCGCCATATTCTCGATACCCAGCGGCGGCCAATTGAGCAGGAATACGTCACCCGACTGGAGCAGGAACGCCATGCGGTTTACCGTCAGCTTGAATTTAGCCATCTGCGTAGTAATCGTTGCAAGTTCGCGCTCAGCCACGCGGGCGGCAAGCTCAGGCTCATGGATGCCAACGTACTCCACAGATGAACCAATCACGCTGCCTTGAATATCCACGGCGGCAAGATTCTGCACCGTTACCACAGCCTTATCTTCGTTGCGGTCTCGGTAGGTCAATGTTACCTCGTTTGGCGTATCACCCCACGCCGAACGCTCAAACTTCTCAATCTTGGAGATATTGTCTTCGTCAAATTTAGGCAGCTTGCTACGGTCATAATCATTACGAATCAGCAATAGCTGGAATTTGCCGGTAACAATGTTGATACGCAGCCGCGCGTCAATGGTCTTGAGAATGATGTTGATAAACTCCTCAATAACCTCTTCGCGCCGCCATGCCAGCGATAAGCCGAAACGCTCTTCATACAAGGTGTCGGCGGCTTTCTTAAAGCTTTCTTCGTCAATATCCAAGCGGGTATATCCCATGCCCCAATCGTGATTCGTGATGATTTTGTAGATGATATGGGCAGGATTCATATCGTAGCATTCAATCTTCGCCCCGTTGTCAATCGTAAAATCTGCGCCCTTAATGGCTGCCTTACTAGGATACCACGCTTCGCCGCCGCTCCAACCTTTCAGAATACAGCGTACGCGCACCCACACCTTCTTGAAATACGGATTCATCGCGCACCACCAAAACGGCTCGGTATAGCGGTTGAGCGGCACGGGCATCCTCACCCATTGCTCAAATAAATCCTGCGGCTGAATCAATGCGTAATTGAGCTTTCGCTTACCTAGATTGTGTCCGAGGGAGTGGGAGCGGTAGAGCAGCATTAGAGCAGTTGCCCTATTATTCTGCAAACTCGCATTATGCTTGTCGAAGTTGTCGGCGGTGAAATCAGGCAGAAAGGATTTAACCAAGGTTATAGCCTGCGCCCGCGTAATATCCACATCTGCCCGTGTCAGGATGCCTTTTGGTGAAATCTGTAACGTTCGTTCCATTGATTCCTTAATCGTAGACTGGTAGAAGTTGGTGGCCGATAAATCGCTGTTTGGTGCACTTCCAATATCACCGAACACCAGCGTTAACAACCCGCGCTGAGCAGAGGTTTTACCGCGCATAGCAGAAATGTAGCGGTCTACGAGCTGGGTGGATTCACCGGTGTTGACCGCTATGCGCCCGCGTACACCACCCTCTCGTTTCTCACCGCCAAACAGATTGAGATTGTCCAAATAAATATCGCTGCCGTCGTTCTTACCATGCCAGCCGGTACGCTCGCCGAATACCAGTTGGAGCATGGCATCAATCGGCGCGTGGCAAACCGCCAGCTGCACGCCTAATCTGTACCAATAGCCTATCGTTTGGCTCTTCGCGCCTTTACCCATTTTCTCGTTCCTTCGCTACACGCAGGGCTTCATGTACCATTGCGTGGTTGATTTTCAAAATACGTTCTTCGCTGATACCGTTGTCGAGGAAATCCCACCAGTCGATACCGTTTTCCTTACAAACCTGCCGCAAGCCGTGATTGCATAATCCTAGCTTGCGGCAGTCTTCGATTCGTACTATCGTCATTTACCGCCACCCCCGCTACTAATCGGCTCCGTTTTCGGGTCGAAATAGTCAATGACGTTCGCGTCTTTTAGCAGAATATCGCCGAATATAACAGGAATACCTTTACCCGCTTCAGCAGTGGGTACGTCTAGTTTCTGCACCACTGCATCGTTTCGCTCGGGTCTTGGGGCTGTCAGGTAGCTAATCGCCGCCGAAATAACCATCAAGACTAACGCGTACACCAAGTCATCCCAAACCATTACGGCGAAGGTTGGCTTACTGAATAATGAAATGGCAATATCGTACAAATGATTCATGTTTGATTCCTAATAAATCGGGCTGCCCCCAAACGGATTCATGATGGGGATAAACGGTTGTCCGCCGTAGTTTATCACGTTGTCAAACTTATTCATACACGCGCCTACGGTATGGTCGCAGCCGGCGTATAGTGCAATCTCCGTCTCGCCGGCCACCAAGCCTATAGGGTGTGCGAGCAGGGTTACGGTTGACGCATCGTTAGCCTTAATCACGCGCCGCTCAGTCGCACCGGTCTGCGCGTTACGGTATACCGCGTATCCGCCGGCAAACCAGCCAACATCTTTACCGTGCGCGATAGTCAGCACCACGCCGTTTACGGCGGATGGTGTAGCGTGCACCACCCAATCCTGCCGCTGGAGCTGGCACGCGCCGCCGTATAGGGTGTGGGTGCACTGGCGGCTGTATTTGCGCGTAACGCCGGTGCGAAGCAGGCTGGCGAAGATGGATTCACTAGTCATAACCATTTCATCACCCCGCCACGACACGCCGACAATTTTACCTTTCCACACCACCGCCAAACGCAGCGCTGGGTCGATATTTGGCGGCGCGTTACGGTGAAACTGGCGAATCGTCAGGCTGATAGGCTCGCTCGGTATGGCTGCCTTAAAGGTTTCACTGATAATCGTGTTCGCTGGCACGGTTATCTCGATATTAGCCTTGGTGGCATCGCCGGTGTCCTCAGTCTCGCCGCGCTTGATGGCGAGCGGGGTATATTGCGTACCGCCTAACTCCTCCACCTCTACGGAATTGGTGTAATGCCAGTGGTTTGAGCCAACCATAATATCGTATAGCTCCACCGGTGAGCCTAATTCTCGGCTGTATTCGCTTTCAATAAAACTTGGCATGATTACTCCCTAACCTGTTGCAACGTAGCGTGAAATTCCGCCTTATCGTCAGAGTGGTATGTTATCTCCAGTTCGTCTGACGCAAATCGCATTCGTGTCATGAAGGATACTTGGACAAACTCTCTTTCAGCAATATCTCTCGCAATGCTGCTTTTCAATGTGCATTTCGCCAGCCCATCTTCCAACACCGCCTTGGTAACGCAAGTGTAATGAATCGTGCCGTCATTCAGCTTGAATCGCAGATAGGCTCGGTCTTGCTGATACAGCGAGAGGATAGTGGTGATGTTGTCATCACGCAGCGCAATCTCCGTTGAGCCGTTGCGATAGTTGCCGACAACCTCTGCATCATCCGTCCAGCTAGGTACGAGGAAGCTAATCGCCGCACCCTTTTTGCGGTGGATAAAACCTTTCCACCATATAAGCTCTGCGTAATTTTTAATCAGGAACGTAAAGTCCCGCTTAATCAGACTTGGTACATTCCGTGATAGCCATTCCTGCACCCCGTAGCGGTAATCCACTTTACCTACCGTGGCGGCAAGGTCTTCGCTGACTGTGTTTTTCCAGTTAGGTCGTTGCTCCAATACCTCCATGCCGTCAAATACCACTGTCGGTGGTAACTCAGGCATTTTGAGTTTCAGGTTGCCTAAAGAAGCTGTCATGCTCAAAGGCACGGATGCAGCGGTGTCAGTGTGCGAGGTAATCTTCAGCGTGGAATCCAAATGCACGGCTACAGATGGATAAACCGCAGTATTCTGCGGGAATGCCTGTGTAAGAGCTGTCGTCAGTGTGATTTCATCACCGTTGATGGATTCAATCTCACCCACTTCATTGTGGCCGTAGTTGCTCCACAGGGTGATGGATGCGCCTTTCCTGAAGTCATAATCCCCCATATCAACCTTCAATGTGCGGACTTGCGCGGGGATAGCTTCCTTCAAGCTGCCGCGCTGATACCACAGCGGCACAATGAATGCGCGGTTATGCCAACCGAATAAGGCATTTCGCAGCATGGTTAGGTTGGCTTCGGTCAGCAGGGCGTTGTAGCCATATTCCCTGCGCGGCTGCGCCAGTAGTGCGCGTCTTTGCTCTTTCTTATTGTACGAGGTAATAATATCCGTGCGATAACTGAAACGCTCTTTGTACCGCTCTTTCCAGTTGGGTGCGGCATTGAGTAACACCAGCCGAGCACCGCGTATCAGGATTTCAACCTGTTCCCCGTTGTCGAAATGCAGCCTTACCTTGCCGTTCAGAATAGCCGAGCCTTCGGTCGATACCTTCAACAACATCTTGAGCGAGCGATAGGGGGCAATTCGCAGCGGTAACGTACCACGTCTAGGCACTGCTTCAACGCCTGAAAGGTTGATGTGTTCAACCTTAGTCAGCGTGCGCCACTCGGTGTAACCATTCCATACGCTGAACGGCTCACCCTTATAGCCGGTAATGATGCCGAAATTGAACGTGGTGCGGTTCGTCAGCAAGCGGTAATACAATGTGCTGAACGCCAGTTCGTTCATGTATTTACCAAACGCCTGCGGGGTCGCTTCAGGATTACCTAACGTGTTTGCTTCAGATAGCTTGGTTAGGGGCATCAATGCTGCGTCAGGATACCCTTTTTGAGTTTGACCTGACGTTTGATGTGCTCCTTTCAACGGCGGCGATACCAGCGTTATGGGATTATATAGATAACTCATTTCTTGTAGGCAATCGCAAAGTTTTTAGTTATTGTACCTTTTGGGAAGGTCTCAATCTTCGTGGTGAGCGGGAATAATATCCACTCATTATTCAACACTTCTTCAACTTGGAAGGTGTCGATAGATGTATACGCTACGAAGTCGGTATGGAATAGCGGCACAGTTACCTTCTTAGTCGTAGGTTCGCTGGCATATTCATAATACTTATTCCATACCAACGGCGCTAACTGAACGCGCCCATTGTAGGTATTCGGTGGCACGCCGAATATGCCAACGTAGTCAAATATTCGGAGATTATACGTCGTCTCATAGTCTGCGGATGCATGTACGGTAGCCGCAGTAAGCAACCATTCATTCTTATACCTAACCATGTGTGCGCGATACTGCACCCCTAACATGTAGCTTGGGTCGGGTGTGTCGTTATTACCGTAGTCATAAGCATTAGTGCGCGAATGTCCGGTGATAAACGGATGCACTAATTCGCCGTTGTCAAACGGATAATTTGAATAGCTTGAACTATCTCCTAGAATCACTTTTCGATTTAGCAACGTAGCCGTGCCGCCGGCGAACTCGCCGCCGTCAAAGTCTCCGTATGTGGAGAGATTGCCGAACGCATGATGGCGAAATACGCCTGCTACCGTCTCCAACACCATCACCACCAGTTTGCCGTCAGTGAAGAACGAGCAGGCAATAAGCGGATACTCGAAATTATTACTCACAGCTATAGTTGATTTAATTGCACCGTAAAGTGGCGACAGCGGCGCAGCAATCGCCCCAGCCTGAATATCCGCAGCAGGCTTGGCTTTAGATATGGTGGTGGCTATGTATTTATCTGTGAAATCAAAATTAAAAAAGTAGCCTTTAGCGTTACTGAAACTCGGCCGCGTGTTACCTGACCCGCAGTTGCCAGCGTAAGTCAAACTTGGTGCGTTAGTCTGTACGAATGCTTTTAGAGCATCTACGAGTGCTCCGGCGTTGTTGATAGCTGTTACTTTTTGATAAGCCATTGTGATTACTCCAGTCGGATTGCCGCGTAGTCGTTGAAGCCGTTTTGCCACATACATGGGATGCAGATATATTCTTTCCCCTCAATCGTGAGTATGGTCTCAGGGCTGTTCTCGTATCCCGACACCCAATACACGCCGTCCAGCCAGCCTAGGATTTGCTTACTGTTCATACTCTGATAGATGTAAATCGGTTTGAGCAAGTATTGCCCGTCATCAGTTTTGCCAAACTGTATCGGCCATGAATACGGGTAGGCATACGCGCCATGCACTACGCCGTCTGAGCTTTGTTGCCAGTAATCGTTGGCACTGCCGTTGATAGGACACCACTCACCACTTGGCAGGTATACCATTGCTGTACCTGTCGTTCGCCCGTTGTACGCGAAGCCGCTAAGATACGTAATCTCACCCTTTTGCGGCCTGAAGAAGCTGCTCAAGCCAGTATAGGGTTGGGCACTATATGGGTCAGTTTGACTGGTAGCATTTGCACCAATGAAGTATGGATATGGGTATTCCTCGTCCGTGCCGCTAGGTAGGAAAAATCCGCAATACATAGAAGCATAGCGGTTGGCTACCTTGGCTATCACGATAAAACGCCTGCCTGAAGCGACAAACCAATATTTCATTGATTGGTTCCATACAGGCATAGTACTTTGTAAGCGTAAATCACCATCCATGCCAAACTGTCTGCGCGGCTCTTTTGCTTTATCATACGCACGCGCCATGCACGCGGTTATGGTATACGCACCGGTCGGCACAGAATAATACATATACATATTCACATATATTTTATCCTGCCCGTCCAGCCCGCTACCCTCGAAGAAACGCGCTGATACGGTGTCGAACACTTTACCCTGTGTCTGCTTACTCTGCGCCATATATGGCATAGCGATATTATCGCGGTGGCTTTTCCAGCCGTTTGCCACCAAGAAGGTTTCGAGTTTATCGTACAACTCGAAGGCGTTAGCGGCAATTCCTTTTTCAACAGCCATTATTTCAAACTCCTAATCGTTTTACGTTCCTTGGTAACAGCCTCAAGCAGAATCTTACGACCTTCGCTTGAAGCGAGCGCGGTTTGCAAGGCATCTTTTGAATCATAGTTTACCACCACGGTAAGCGGGTCGCCGTTGTTGCTACCTTCGCTTGAGCCCATATTATTGCGGTGGCGCGGGTCATTCTTCGTCAGCACTTCTTCGCCACGTTGGGCAATGATGGGTGCTTCATTCGGCGCTAATCCCACAATACCGCCAGTATGATACCTTGGAGCGCCTGCGAATACCAGTGGGGATACTAGACCGTGTGAACTACGAACACCCGCACCTATCACGCCGCCGGTATGGAATTTACCGACACCTGCAATACTATTACCAATCAAGCCGCCTAAACCACCAGCGCCGCTCGCACCGCCCATAATTCTTTGCAGATGAATCATGACAAACTGCTTGAGAATCATTTGAGCAATCTGCATCAGGAAGTCTGAAGCAAATTTGGCGAACGTGCGTCCCAATTCCTTGATGGAGTCGCTCCATGATTGCTGACCGGTGAGCGCTTTACCAATACCCGTCGCAAAGCTAGTAAATGTATCAATGAAGCCTTGTTGCAGGGATTGGTTTAGGGCTTTGGCGTTATCTTGCTCGGTATTGAATTTGCCTAACGAAGCCGTGCCGACATCAATTGCTTCAGCCAAGTTGGCAGCGGTCTCAGCCGATAATATATTGCCAAACTCAGCATTGAGTGCTTTAGCCTTGTCAATCAGCGTTACGAGCTGTCCGTCAGTGCGCTGCAAGCCATCCTGCATACCTTCCCAGTATTGGTCGTTGGTAATCTGACCGCTCTCAAACAGTGATTTCCAGCGTTCCTGTATTGCGTTGCGTTCTTCGAGCTTCTCATTGATTTGCTGCGTGAGTGTTACCGCGCTTTCGTCAACGAATTTCTGCCCGCCACCGCCGCTGTCAGAGGAAGTCAGGCTACGCATACCTTCAATCAGCGCGTCCAGCGAGGTGAGCTGGGCTGGTGTCATGAAGGCTGCGGCGGCTTCTCGCATCTTCGTGAAGCCTTCAAGTTGTCTCTCTACAATGGCTTTTTGCTCGTCAAGCAGCTTTTGGCGTTCGCCGGCGGCTTCAATCGGGCTGATTTCACCACGATTCTGCCGCGCGTCCAGCACCGCGCTTTGATTCGCGCGTTCCTCTGAGAAGCGTTGGGCGATTCCGCCGATACCTTCCTGCAAAGTCTTCAGCAAATCGTCAAGGCGTTGCTTATCCTCATAGGCTTGGAATTTCGGCAGGTTTTTCTCGTAATCCGCCTTGGCCGCATCAAAGCCGTCCTTATCTTCGATGGTGAGCGCGTGTTCGGCGGCACGCAACATGGCTCGGCGTTCATCCCCTTCCTGACGGTTGGCGTTGAACGCACGGATGGTGTCCGTAACGTCAAACATGCCTTTGCGAATATCATCAACCGTCAGATTGTCAACATCCGTGCCGAAATTTTTAATCAGCTCGGATTGCAGCGTGCGCGATTGCTCGTTCGCTTGTTTGGTGTTCGCGGCAATACGCTCCAAGAACTGTTCGCGGCGGTCGGCGGCTTTCGCTTGGTGTTCGGCGATACGCTCTTCATGCGTGCGTTGCTTGCTGTTGCTCGCTGCGGCTACTGCGATTGCGTTGTCGCGGGCGGCTTGGGCACTGGAACCGCTTTTCGGGATACGGGCTGGTTGTTGCGTACTGCCTTTCGGGATACGCGCAGTCTGCGCTTGAGCCTGCGTCTGTCGGGCAATCGTAACCTGCGCCGTACCGTTCATAATCATTTGGTACTGACGGTCATTCACGGCAGCAGTATTGCCGCGCTTCACGTGCTGCACGAAGTCGGATACCCATTTACCGATGATGGCGTTGTAGATGGCTACGTGCCCATACTCGCTGCTGCCGCCTTTGATGGACATAATATCGCCGTGTTGCGGCACGTAGTCTTTTGAGTATTGCACCTGTTGGAAACCTTGGCGGCTGTTAATCAGGTTTCGGGCTACATCCTTACCATCCCCGTGTGCGCGAATGCCTTGCGCTCGCAGAGAGTTGTTCACATACAGAGCGCAACGTTTGATGCTGCCGCGTGCTGCGTGCTCCAGCGCATACACCGCCGCGCGACCAGTCTTCAGCGTAGAGTTTACCGCGCTGTTGCCGGCAGCCGCCGCTGCACCACTGCTACCGCCACCGCTGCCTGCGTCCTTAGTGGGCTGCGGGGCGTATTGCTGGGAGATACGCTCATGTTCACGCAGGATTTTATCGCGGAACGTGATTTGGTCGCCTTGACCGCTATACGCAGCAATGCGGTCTTCGAGCATTTTCTCGTATTCGAGCATACGCTCTAAACGTTTGTTAGCCGCAGCTTCGGCACGCTCACGGGCTTTCTCGGCACGCTCACGGGCTTTCTCAGCATCACCCTGCGCCTGAGCCAGTTTCAGGTCTAAATTCGGTTTCGGCGTGGCTTCGCGTTTCGGCTGCTCAGGTTTCTCTTGGCGGCCGGCTTCAACACGCTTGGCAACATCATCCATGTAGGCGCGGGCTGAGAAACCTGATTTAAGGTTCTCGTCCATCGCTTCGCGCCAAATATCGCCGATAGATTTCACGGATTGCGCGGAGCCGGTCTTCACATAATCGAAGAACGAACGGGCGTATTCGCGCATCACGCGGAAGCCGAAACCGGACAACACCACCATGCCGTCAAACACGGTGGCAGCTACTTCAAGCAATCCGAAGAATCCGCCGCGCGTGGTGTTGAAGTATTTTTGGAAAAAGCCTTGCTGGCTGTGGGCTGAAGAACGCGCACCGTTAGTCATTATGCCGAATACACGCTTAGCGATATTGGCGATACCGCTCATTACTTTACCAATGAATCGAAAAATATCGCCGACCACCACGCCGAATGCGGCGAACGCGTCCTTGGCAAAGTCTAGGGCATTATCCACACCAACCAATGCCACCACGATAGCGGTAATCGCAGCGGCTACTAGGAATATGGGGTTGGTTAGCAGCGTAACGCCGAACGAGAGCAGGCGGTCTGCAAACTGCTTGATTCCGGTCAGCGCTTCGCCGATATTGGAGCGCAGCAGGATAAAGCCTTTTTGCAGCGAGCCAAGCCATTGCAGGAACGCTAATCCCACAATGGAACGGATGGCGGCGGCCACTAGGTCAAAGTTTTTAACACACCAACGCAGGCCGTCCACCACCTGATTCAGCGCGGCGGCAATCTTGGCAGCCCATGCCTTGCCTTCGTCTGAGCGGAACCATACGGCTACATCATTGAGCAGTTTTTTGAAGTTGTCGGTTACACCGCCCGCGTCCGAGATTTCGCGCAACCAGTCTTGGAACGAGTTTTTGGCACGGTTTTGCGCGGCGTTGATATTGTCAAACGCCTTTTCCATATCCGCGCCGTATTTATCCTGAATGACTCCGGCGGCTTGGATAATGGCTTCAGGCGTAACCTTCCCTTTACGCAGCATGTCGTCAAATTCAGCCTGCGTTACGCCTAACGCCTTGGAGAACAGCGCCACAGCCTGCGGCATACGGTCGCCTAATTGCTGGCGCAACTCTTCAGCGGAAACCTTGCCCTTGGAGAACATTTGGGTCAAGGCTACGTTGATACCGTTCAGGCTCTCAGGGTCTAGACCCATCAACTGTCCTAAGCCGCCGAACTGCTCGAAGGTGTAGGCTGCCTGCTGGAACGGGACACCGGCTTCACGCGCCGCTACGAAGAACTTACCGCCTTCCTTGATGACGTTTTCCAAGGATAGACCCATCCTGTCGGCGGTCTCACGGAAATATTTTTCCATGCCCTCCACGTCTATTTGGTCTTTCCAGTCGGAGTCTTTACCTGCGAGGATTTCGGTGTAGATTTTCAGTTGGTAGCCGGTACGGCCGGCATCAATCACCTGCTTGAACAGGTTGATTGCACCCTGCAAGCCGAAGTAGGCGGTAGTTAGAGCAATTACTTGAGAGCGCAAACGCTGCATGTAGTTCAGCGCATTGCGGGAAGCGTTGTTGCTTGCCTGCATCTTGCGTGCAGTGATTTCACTCTCCACGCCCTGTCGTTGCAGCGTAGCGTTTAGCCTGTTATTGGTCGCAGTCAGGCTGTTTGCGGTCTGAAGCAGTCTGCGCTCAGCCGCGTCTAGGTTGTTGGTGTTGATACCGGCGGCAGCCAGCGAAGCACCAATCGAGCTCAATTGGACTTTCTGACGCGCGAACTCTGCGCCGGTGCGGTTGAGCTGGGCAGCAAGTTGCTGCATTCTGCCCAATTCTTGCGCCGAGCCGCCACCCGTTGCGAGCTGAGCATTGAGTTGTGCGAATTCGCGGCGCAATTCGGCATAGCTGGCGGCAGTCTTACGCGCCGCTTCTTGTTGGCGGCGATATTGGTCTATCAACCCAGCCTTTTCCAACAAACCTTTCTGCACCGCGCCTAAACGCTGCTGCGCCGCGCGTAGCTCGTTGGTTGACGCAGCCTGCGAACGCATCGCCACAATCGCTTCAGCAATCACGCTGCGGCTGCGGGCAACCGTCTCGTTATACTGGCGCATCGGATTCAGCGCACCCTGCACGGACTGCGCCACCGAGCTAACGGCTTTTTGCTGGGCAAGGTGTTGTTGAATCGGAACTACGGATGCCGCGATAGATTGCCTAGACACGCCTTGTTGCGCTAAACGCTCAGCAGCCGCTCTACGTTGCACGCTGGCGGCGATTCTGTCGTTCTCCGAAGCTACCCCCTTAGCCGCGTCTCGATAGCGTATAAACGCTTGCAGCGCGGCTTCCTGCGTATTGCGTAATTTTTCCTGCGAAGCGGCAAGGTTGTCAGCCGACACGCCCATCAGTTCAAGTTCGAGTCGGGCTTTGCCATAACGTTGCGTAGCGTTGGCTAGAGAGGTCTCAGCCTTATTGTGTGCGGCTTCCAGTCGCGCGAGTTCACGTGCCTGCTTCTCGGTAGCACCGCCGCTGGCAGCAATCGTATTGGATAGCTCCAACCACTTGGCTTTAGCCGTCTCTGCGCGTTGGGCGGCTTGCTCCAACTTATCAGCCAAACGCCCAACGTTGGAAGCCTTGGCTGATACTTCGCCAAGGCGGTCTGCCGCTGCTTTGATGCCTGACAGGGTGGCGGCGTAAGCCTTCATATCGGCTTCGCCGCGTTTCGCCGCTTTCTGTTGCTCTAACAAGGCGACCTGAAGCTGACGCAGGCTTTTTGTAACCTCGTCAAACGACTTGTCGGCATTGTTCCTCGCACGTATCTCGAGTTCGGCAACTCTATCCATACCGGCCATCTTGTAATTCCTTGAGCAATAGTTTTAGGTTTTCCGCCGCTTTCGTTAAACCCTTCTTACCAAGCTGGCTGTCGGATGCGACAAGCGTATGCTGCATGACTATGGATAACATAGCTAGGTCTGCGCGGCGGCGTTCACGGCAAATTTCCGCTTCATTCCATAGCATTATAATAGGATAAAGGCGAGCTTGCGAGTGTCCTTTTTCCAAAAGTAAACTCACATCTCGCCTTAAAGCCAGCATGAACGATTCTACTGGGTGGTAAGTGCTGCCTGCACCTTCTCCGTGGTAGTCTGCATAGCTTTCGGGAATATGTTCTGTAATGTTTTTTTTAAATTGTCGGATTCAGCTACGGTCATAGAGATAATGGCTGTGAGCATCTCGGTCTGCTCAGCGACACCCATCAATCTATCCCATACCTCGCCAATCAACAACTGTTCAGGCTGCCCGTCAGCACCCATGCGACCCGTTTCAACCTTCTCACCGGTGTCATCCACGGCCGCCAAGAAGGCTTCGCGCGCCAAGTCTGGAGCGTGTTGAATCAACGCCTGAGTGAGTTTCATTGCGTCCATATCGGACACTTTGGTTTCGCCGTTCTTGGCGATATTGTCGAAGGCTTCAATCAGCGCTTGAGCATCGGCGTTCCACAAACGGCTGAGGTCTGAAAAGTTCAGCGGGCGAATCTCAACGCCGCGTACAACCATTTTACGAGCTACCAATCCACTAAAATTTCTAATCATTTTTCAAATTCTCCAAACAGTTTAACAGGCAATAAAATTGAGTAGGGTTATCAAGTTTTGATTCTAACCCATCTTTCCACTTACGGATAGCTTTTTCAACCTTCTCAGGTTTTCCATTAGACTTAATCAGTCGGCGAGCTAGGGTGTATAGCTCTGCTGGAATGACTGCACCAACCAGCGCATCGTGTGCGGATGTTATCGCTTCAATCTCAGCGTCATGCTCTGCCGTTATCTCGTCAATCTTGGCATCGTGTTCCGAAACCAGTTCATCTATCTTATCCTCTAAGGCGCTTTCGCTATACCTTATCGCAATGTTGATAATACGCACCAGTTCCTTATCAGCCCGCCCTAATTCGTCAAACAGCGCTTCAGTGCCCGAACGAGCCGCCATCTCAAGTATTCTATAATCCATTCGTGCTCCCATTTACACAAAGTTGTGGACATTGTATAATATTCCGCGTCAAAAAATCAAGAGCAATTATCATGAAGAAGCCACTAATTGTATCATTTTCAGGCGGGCAAACGTCTGCGTACATGACATACAAGATGATGAACGAGCATTGCCCGCAGATGGATGAATACGAACCGTACATACTATTTGCCAATACGGGTTGCGAGCATCCGAAAACGTTGGAATTTGTACGTAACTGCGAACGCAAATTCGGCTGGAATGTTATATGGCTTGAAGCTGTAATACGCGAGGGGCGCAGAGTTGGCACAACTTATCAAGAAGTATCGTTCGCCACCGCCGCGCTTGATGGCGTGCCATATGAAGCAATGATTGCCAAATACGGCATCCCGAATACCATGTTTCCACATTGCACCCGCGAGCTAAAGCTGCGCCCGATTGAAGCATGGTGTAGGGAAAATCTAGGCACGGCTCACCCGCTAACCGCTATTGGAATACGAACTGACGAGAGCCGCCGTGTATCTAAAACACGCTCAGATATAATTTACCCGCTGATTGATTGGTTTCCAAGCGATAAGCAAGATGTAAACGACTTTTTTGAAAGGATGCCGTTCAGCCTAGGTTTGCCGCCGCATCTAGGTAATTGCGTATGGTGTTGGAAAAAGAGTAATACCAAGCTACTGGCAGCCATGAGTGATATACCTGAAGCATTCGATTTTCCAGCTAGGATGGAGAAGGAATACGGTTTAGACCGGCGTGGTAAACCGGTTACATTCTTTAGGCAGCATAGGTCTACTGAAGATTTAAGAAAAATGCTTCTTGAAACCGGTGTGCCACCTGAGCAAATGCTGGACAGCAGCCCGTGTTCGGAAAGCTGCGAATTTATCCAAACCGAATAGCAATAAAAAAGCCACCCGTAAAGGGTGGCAATGTGGAGGCAGGTCGAGTTAAACGAGCGGCTGCGAATTGAGATAAAGTAGGGCGGCAACATCGTCCTTCTTCACGGCCTTTACGTTGAAGCCGATAGTTTGCCAACTGTCGCTTGATTTCAGGCTGAAATCGCCATTCGGAGTCAAAGTAACTTTCGGCATGAAGTATACGCGGTTTGCGCCGGTAGCGTTATCAGCCACGAACATCAATGCGCCGGTGATGGACTGAGATTTGGCGATAACCACTTCACGTTTGGCGGCTGCCAAGTCGTAAGTGATAACTGCCCACTGACCGTCTGCGGCAATACCTGCGGCATCTTTATCGAAGGCGATAAATGCGCGGTCTACGTCAGCGTTATACTGAGCTTCAGGAACCACAGTACCGCTAGTACCTGCGCGGGCATCAGATTCGCTGGCGAACACTTCAACCTTGGTTACGGTGGCTTTGAATACGCCGTTGGGGTTAATATCGGTAGCACCGAGAACATAGCCCAAACCACGGTGAATTTTGACAATGAATTTCTCACCGGTTTTCTGAGCCTGCACCACGTTGTCAATATCGCCGGCGAAGAACAGAGCCAAGTTCTCAGCAATAATATTGTCCACGGTCAGCGTGCCTGACATGGTGGAGGAGGTAACGATTTCTGCGTCAGTAAACGTCAAACCGCTTTCAGAGTTTTTATGCTCCAAGGTCTCAGATTCTTTAGTCAGGTTGAACTCAGATGTTGAACCCAAGTATCTGTAACCCATAGCTTTGGCAGCATCACCCTTGGGGAACAGGTTAAATTCAACCTTGCCCGAACCAAGGACATATTCATTGCTTTTGCCACGGTTAATAATTGCCATGATGCAAATTCCTTTTAGGTTGGTTAATTATGTGCCTGATACGGGTTAAATGCCGCGTAGGCTACGTCAAAACTGAATTGTATATAAAAATACGAATCTGATTTTACTGCATCGGGTGGATTATGGCAAATAGGCGAAAGGTATTTAAAATTAGTGATTAAGCCGCCCAACAAATAGTATTCGTCATCCAGCCTATCGCCATTGTTTGTACGGCGGGCGAACACCCTGCTAAACGCCTGTTCAATCTTCGCCACGGCTTCGTAGGCGGAATCAATCGGATTAAACGTGTCCTCGGTCTTGATGTAGCCTGACAACAGGAAATCCACGGTATCCTTACGCAGCATTGCCGCGCCACTTGGCGGCGGGTCGTAACGCCCGCTACGAATAGCTTCGTTGATTATTAAAAACGTACCTTCATCCTTGGCAGATGTACCAATCACCTGCCTGCCACGATACACCTTGTAACCGGTTTCCTTCTCAAGCAGTTCACACAGCTTTTTTAGAGCTTGTAGTCTAACGTGTTCCATTATTTCAACCTCGCAAATTGCCTTTCAAACTCATAAACCAATTCTTGCTCGATAGCTGGAATTTCATCATCAGCCACCATGCGGAATACTTGGTCTACTGACGGAGCATATAGCAGCCACAGATGCGGCGCAATCTCTTTACCGCCGCCACGAGTAATGCCGTGCGGCGGCGCGTTGTCCTTGGTACGAATCATGACTTGGGGAGACCCCTTGATTGTAGCGTAAAACGCTCCACGCATTTGCTTGGTACGCCCAGTGCCCACAGTTACCTTTACCGTGGTTTTGCGATTGGGGACAACGCTCATGCCGGTAAACCTGAACAGCGTGGTTGGTGTATCCTTCGCTTCAATAACGGCATATGGGCTACTTGGGGAAGCGTATCTGCCAACGGTAATATGCTTGGTAACGTACCCATATTTGAACGCGATATTACGCAGCATTTCGCGCTTAATTAGCGTTTGTGCCTGCCGCTCGGCAACACGGTTAATAGCCAGCGAAGCAGCCTTATTGGTACGTTCAGGCATGGCTTCGAAATAGTTGCGTAAATCCAACAAATTACCAAGGTCAATTTCAATCATAGCCAGCTAGTATCCCCGTTTTCAAGTGCGGCAACCTCGTCATGTTCCAGCCAGCGGTCATAAACCGCATACCATGATTCGAGCAAAATGCCGTCATCTTCTCGGCGGGTGTCGAATCGGTAAAGTTTTTCATCGAATACCAAATAATCACCTTCCCGCACATCTAAGTTCTCAGCATCTTCTCGCAGCAGATGCACGAATACGTGGCCGCTGGATAATTCAGCGAATCCTTGGTAGTCAATATCCCCGCTCAGTTGAATCTTGGTGTGTACTCGCACACGGCAATCCACTGGGTGCTTGGTGTCTTTGTCAATGAAGATTGCAGAAACGGCCAGCGTTTCATGTAACGCCAGCCGTGCTTTCTTCTTGACTTCTAGGAAGTCGAAGGCCATTTAGAGTTCCTCTTTGCTACCTTTACCCTTACCTCTCGGCGCGGCGGCTTCTTCAACCACTTCAGGAGCGGCGAAGCCGAACTTTTCGCAGGTTTCGCGTAGGGATGCGGCGAACTCTTCGCTAACCTCTACCACATCATTCGGCCAGCGCGGAACACCCGCTTCATCTACGAAGGATACGAAGGTCTTAATCTTCATTATCGCTCTCCTTATACGTTTACGTTAGCCAACAAGAAGGTTTTGTTGGGCGTGAGTACAATCGGCAACGGTGCGGATTGGGTGAGCAGGTAGTCCACGCTGGGTTCGTCAGTACGGAACTCTTTGTGGAACATGCGTACTGCCTGCATACCGTCATGGTCTTTGATTGCGCCGAAGGCTTGAACACCTACGAACGCGGTGCTATCCAAGCCGATTACGGCATTGTCTTCCACGTAGCGTTTGGCAGTGCCGTCAACGTCAGTGTAGAAGCGGTTGTCAACGTAGATTTCGAGAGTGGCACCATCAGTAGAGGTGAACTGAGCCACGCGTTCTACGCCACGAACATCGCCTGCATGCAGCAAGTTCATAGTCAGGTTGGAGCCACGGAAATCGTTTTTGAACAGATGACTGCGGTCTTTGTCGGCCATGTACTTGTAGAAGCTGGCGAACGCGCCTTTACCCATAATCAGGGTATCAATTACGGCGTTACCTACTTCGTAAGCCTTATCGCGGTAGGTGGCGATAGAATCCAGCGGATTTACACCGGCTGAGTTCCATTTCTGAGCACCCAAAGTGGCTACGGTCAGGGCAGCATCGCGGTTGAAGTCTACCGTTACGTTACCGTATTGGTCGCCGCTGATAGCCAGCTTACCGGTTTTCAACGCTTCGGCGCACATCTGCTCGATACGGTTTTCCACTTTCCAGCGGTGCATACGCAGCTGATAGGCGCGAATAGCTTGTGCGCGTTGTTCGGGAGACATAGAGCCGCCGATTTGTTCACCGGCCATGCGACCTTGCAGCACGGGACTGAATGCTTCAATCGCATCTTTCTCTTTCAGATAAGCCGGTGTGAAGGCTTTTACATCAAAAGATTTATTGCGGTTGGCTTTGCTGACTACGGATGGCAGCACATATTTCGCAATGCCGCGCATATCCTGATACACGTCATCAAAGATGATGGTGTCGGACTGCGACAGGAATTGGGTGGCGAAAAGACCCTGATAGAAGTAAGAAGGCATTTTCAGTTGTTTAATGATGCCGCCTTGGATTAGGGTTTGAGTTAAAGTCATGATTTAATTCCTTATGAATCAAACAGTTGGAACGGCAGCATCGGTAGTCAATGCTACGAATTGCAAACCTGATGACTGAGCGTTGATGAATAAATCAGACAACTCTGCACCAGTTTTTCCAGCAGCGGCTGTAATCGCGCTCACGTCCAACGCATCTACGTTGAAACAACCGCTCATATATACGGCAACCTTCTCGTTTTGCTTGGCGGCGTTGGCAGCTACTGCATACACCTTGCCAACACCTACCTCAATAACAACCGCTGCACCGCTACTAGAAATACTTAACAGTTGCCCAGCCTTAATATTCCCACTGGCTTTCACGGCAATAGTGCTGGGAGCAGGAACTTGCGCTGCAAACAGCGGATTGTTTGCCGTGCCCTCTGCGGGGTAGATTTTACCTGAAGCAGTCATGATGATTTCCTTTACAGATTGATAGAGTTGGCAACATCGGCGGCAGCGGCAACGATTGCGGCGGCTTGGTCTGTTGCTTGATTATCGGCACCAACGTTCGGACTGCCGACCATTTGCATAGCGGTGTCCAGCGGGCTGGCTTGGGCAGCGGCGGGTGCAGGTTGCTCCGCTTCGGCAGCTGGAGCGGGCACATCCTTAGCCGCTTCATTCAGCAAATCAATAGCTGCTTCAGCAGGCATATCAGATTGGAAAGCCAAACGGTTTGCCATGCTAGGCATGGTTTTAGCAGCTTCAGCCGACAAGATAGCCTGAATGCGCTCTCTTTCAGCGGTTGCTCCGTTGGCCTGAACCTGCGCTACATTTTCAGTAGCCGTTTGGTTTTCTTTAGGCATTTCAGTTTCCTCTTTAGAGGTTAGGTGGATAAACGCTTCCTTAACCGTCATGATTTCGTCAATCAACCCTAACTGCTTGGCTTGGGCGGCGGAGTAGGTTGCGGCTTGAGTATTGATGATGGCGGCGGCATCCATATTGCGATTTCGAGCCACCAATGCTACGAACTGCTCGTATATTTCATCAACATTTTGTTTTATATCTTTTCTTGCACTCTCTGTCAAATTTTTGTAAGGCGTGCCATCGGTCTTTTTATCGCCAGCCTGAATGTGGGTAACTTCCACACCATTCTGTCGATACATCGCTTCAACACTAAAATGCGTGCTTACAACACCAATACTACCAACGTAGCTGCTAGGAGTTGCAATAATCGAAGTACAGGCTGAGCTAAGTGCGTAGGCCGCCGAGTAGGATGTGCCGTCCACAATGGCGTGAACAGGTTTGTCCAATGTGGCTACCTTAATATCTGCTGCCAGCTCGAACAAACCCTGTGCCGCGCCGCCGCATGAATTTACATCCAAGATGATTTGCTCAACATTATCATCATCCAACGCAGCCTGAATCGCTGAAGCGATATAGCCGTAACCGGTAAAAAACCCCAAGCAATAGCCATAACGGTGCATGGTAATGCCGTGCAGCGGGATAATTGCGGCGTTTCCGTGCAGATTGTACGGCTTACCCTCAACACGTTTGCCCGCCACATCATCCAAGTACATATCCTGATACCAGTCTTCAAATACACTAGCCGAAACATCTTCAGGCTTCGATGCTTGAACCTGCGCGGCAATATTCGGCAATTCTTCTACACCGCTTGCGGCATACTCATAAATCGCCATCGGCATTTGCTGAAGCTGAAGCATCAGCGGTATCATTTTCGCTTTCATCCTTGTTCCCTTTAGTTGCTTTCTTGCTGATTACTTCCTTCTCAGCGCCATCAGAAATCACTACACCCAATTCCTTAACGGCAGCTTGTTCACGTTTGCGTTGCTCCAACAATTCTCGCCAGTCGAGACCCGCCTTGGCTGCTTCAAGCTCCATTGTGGATAAACCGAACTTAACACGCAGAATAGATGCTTGTGTTTCCTTCATTTCATCAATCTGTCCACGTCCAGCACCAATCCACGAGCAGCGCGAGAGTGCGTCCATGTGGAATGGGTCGGAGTACAACCAATCCAAATCCTTACCGGTCGGCAGGGGGATTGTACCCTTATTGAACTGTTCCTCCAACCATAGGCGGTAAATGTAAGTCGCTGTGGTGTCGGCGGTAAGTCGTTTTCGAGACTGCATGAACTTGTACGTTTCGTTCATACTGGCTCGTGCTGACGAATAATTCGTCTGCGTGTAATCACGAGAGAACTGTTCATAGCTCAACCCTAAACCGGCGGCGATATGCCGCAGCAGGGATTGCTCGTAAGTGCTGCCAACACCCGCAGGCTGCCCAAGCTGTTGCAGATTGAGCTTGGTGTTCGGATACATTACCGGAATCTTCACACCATCCAAACGCAAATTACGCGTGGCGGCATGGCGACCAACTGAACTCAGAAAAGAACGCCCCAAGGTATCGAAATCTGGAGCATTTGGGTTTTGCCCCATAACTTCAGCCACCATCTGTGCTGGTAGGTCGGATTCAATCGTGGCGGCGTAGGAAGCCTGCAAAATCGCCTGTTGCAATTCCACATCTTGGAAGCGGCGGGTCATTCGCATTTGCTTCAGTACCGCCACCATATCGGAGATACCGCGCACCTGTTCAGGCTGCACCTGTTCAATGATGTGGATTACCTGCGGTCTGCCCCACGGGGTCTCGGCATCAATCTTCTTCCAGCGGTAGGCTTCCTGCGGCTTGGAAAAATCGAACGGGTGGGCTTCCATGATGCTGTATGCGGTAGCCCTGCCGAAATAATCCCGATACACGCCGCCTACTAAGTCGGTGCTGTCGGGTTTACCGTATGGGTTGCACAATCTGCGAGGGTTGATGAATTGGATTGCGGTGTGAAACGGGCGGCGATTTTGGCGCAGCCATTCCGCCGTAGCCAACACTTCGCCGTGAATCAGATACATTCCAACAGCCAGTCGAATTAAACCTGTAAAGTCGTTACGCCCTGAAGCATCGAACCAATTTCGGATTGATTCCCCCGCACTGTTGAAGCGGCTTTCGGCAACACGTTGGAAGTTTGCCAACCATTCTTCGTCATCAATACCCAGCGCCGCCAAGTCAGGTCTAGCATTCAACCTGAACTGGCTACCCACAATGTTGTCTTTGTGAATTGCAGCAGCACCGGCGGCGTAGCCGTCATTCAGCACAGCATCGCGCGAGCGGTCGTCCACGGTATCTTTGTCAAACCGCATCAGCATATCCATTGGCAACGGGGAAGCATTCCACGTTGCCATTTCACGGCTGGTTCGCGCGGCGGCTTCTAAGCCACCTTGTCCGCCGCTGATATTTGCTTGGTCTATTCCGCTCATAGGTAAACTCCCAGCGGTCGCATTGCCGCCGCGCGGTCTGCATTCAAACAGAGTTCCATTTCGCGGATTAACGCTTGGAGAGCGGCAATGTTGGCGCGTTGAAATTCGATACGCTCGCCGTTTTGGTCGATAACTACGGCTACAGATTGACCGGTCGCTATGCGCTGATACGCCAAACGGGCTTCATTTAGTTGCTCTTGCGTGTAGTGGCAGGCCATATCATTCCTCAAATAGTTTGTTCAATTCGTCCCATGATTGATTGCCTGCTACCTCTGCAACAACAGGCTCGTCATTTTGCACATTATCCTGTTTAGTTTCAGGTTTTGCAACCGTTCCATATACGAGTGGGTTGTCTTTCCAGTCGGCGAAACGGGAGGGAGGATGCTGCCAGTCTACGCGGTCAATCATCATTAGCTTGGAATGCGCCACACCGATACAGTAATACAGCAAGTCCCATGATTCGTTTCGCCCGTGCGCCGTGTTTTTCCAGCCGTTTGCCTTCCTAACCTCGGCGCAAAGCTCTTGGAAAAACTCAATCGGCAGCCAGTCGGGAAACGAAATCATGCCTTTACCAACGTCCACACAATCCAGTCGATTATTCAACATATCTTTCAATAAGTTAGAGTTGAACATTAACACTGGAATATCGCCACGGGCGGCATTAAATTTATCCTTACGCATCGCATCGGGGTAGTGGATTGCCGCACGCGGCGCATTTTGACTGGTAGCACCTTTAACCAAGTGGAAGCGAGCAGCTTGCCCACGGGATTTCAAATCACGATAGAACTCATACGCCATGCCGGTAACTGTGCCGCCTTTGCCGTCTGACGAACCCGCGCTATCACATACCGTCATAGCCACCGCCATCTCTCTGCCACTGTTGTCCGCCAGCGGGTAACGGCGATTCATTACTTGCGATTCAAGCAAAAACCAATCATCAAGATAGGTGCTCGGTCGCACGAATAATGGGTCGCCGTCATCATCCAAACGTTCGGATTTGCGAATGTCGAAGCGGTCGATAACGGTAATATCAAACGGGCGGCCAGGCGATATGCCGTGCACCTGAACCACGAATCGGTCTTTTTGCACGTCCACGCACGCAATCAAGCAGCGTACACCATGTGGCACTACGCGTTCCCCCAAATCCAAGCAGCGGTCTTTGAGATGCTCAGGTAGTCGCTGCGTAGTCATGGATTTTGGCACATACGGCTCGGCAAGGTCGGTGTTAAAGAACTTAACCAGCGCATCTTCGCTTCCCGTACTCTCGAACTCGGATTCGGCGGCAAGGAACATGGTTACGAGCTGCCCCCAAGACACGAAGGCGGCCGCTACGCCGCGCAGCCAAAATGAAGCGGTGCGCGTTTTGCGAGATTGCCCGCGCAGTTCGCCGGCGGTATCAAAAAACATCCCGTCTTTAACCCACACGCCGGTTTGCTGCATCGCATGGCGCTCAGATTGCTCAATGCGACCTTTGCAGTGCGGGCACTCCATGTAGGTGCTTTCCGCAATATCCACCATGTTATTTGCCCGCTTATTCCAACGCAGCATATCAAACGTACCTTCAAATCGCCGATTGCAGCGCGGGCATAACCAATACCAGCGGCGGCGGTCTCCACGGTTATATAGCGCGAAAATCCCCTTAGTGGGTGGTGCTTCATGACTGCCTTTGGTCTCAATCCAATGCGGGTCTTCAATCGGGCGAGATGGGCTGCTTTCAGCCACCGTCATGCGGTATGAGCCGAAGGTAGTGGTACGTTTCTGCGCCAAATCGAACGGTGCGCCATCGCCGCCCACGTCATCGGGCATACGGTCATAGTCCGTCAAACCAACGCGCGGCACGGGTCGTCCAGCCAATTCAGATACGGATGGGTGCGCCAGCGATAGGAATACGCCGTTTTGGAAGTGTTTATCCAAGATGTTGTCGGCGTGGCGGTCGGTATTCAGCAAATCTCCGCATTCCTTGGTATCGCGCAGCAGTTTGTCGATACGGCGTTTCGAGAAGTCGCGTGCCATGTTGCCTGTTGGATTGATGAGCAGCATGTCCATCGGGTCGCCGTGAATCGTGAAGCCCGTCCAATTCACAAGCAGTGCGTCAGTTTTACCGCACTGAGCCGGTGCAACCATAATCACTGCATCGAGAACATGGCTAGTCAGACAATCCATAGGCTCTACCATGTAGGGCGTAGTCTCATTCTTCCAGTAACCTATGTACGAACCTCGGTTGTTCACGTAACGATACTTCGCCGCCCATTGCGACACAGTTAGGCGCTCAGGCGGCTTCAAAATATTGGCGCAAGACAGCACCAAATCGCGCAGGCTGCCAAATGCACCAATGTTATAAATCCTCGATACGGCGTTCCGCGCTTTCCTGTTGCCCCGCGTCTTCATCCACCACCTCCCCTGTTAAATCCTCGTACCGCTCTAGGCGGTCTTGGCTCAATCGTTCTGAGAACTTGTCTTTAACCGTCTTGTGTGCACCAATAAGGATTTCGTCTATCAATTCTGTAATCAACGTTCGCTGCTCAGGCGATAAACCCTGTTCACGCTCCACGTTGTCGGCAATCAGCTTCACGCCCATTGCCACAGTTTTAAGTAATTCTGAAACAATATCAACAACATCTGCGGTATGCCATAGTTCACCGGCTGCTTTCAGGTAGTCTTGTCGCGCCTTTTTGGCTGCCCAAAAATCCTTCACTAGCTGCGTGGGGAAATGCCCCTTATGGAGCACCGTTTCCCATTCTTCATCCGTCCAGCGCGGCGGCACTAGGAGGGATGCTAACTCCCACGCGTCATAGGTCGGGCTGCCGGTGCGAGTTCCTACCGGCTGAAGCTGCGCCCGCGCAATCAATGTTGGCAACACATCGCGGTCGGCACGAAACATCGCGGCGGCTTCCTTGATGGATAGCCCGCGCTCAATATCAGTCGCGGCTTCGTTTCGCCTTGTTCTTGCCATGTTTTCTGAACCTTTTAATCAAATCAAAGAATGCTTCCTGCATACTGCGTTTTTCCTGCCAACAAGCCTTCTCAACCGCAATATCATACGTTCCAGCGCCTAGCAGGTTGTACACCAGCACCTCTGCGGCAGGCTGCCCACGGCGGGCTAGGCGGCGCAAGAATTGGTAGAACTGACCGTAGCTGTAATGCACATCGTAATTGATGACAATATGCCCGCCAAATTGCAAATTCAGACCGTGTGCGCCGCTTTTCGGGTGCATTAACAGCATTTTTATTTTTCCGTCATTCCACGCTTTGCGCTGAGTACCCTTTCTGTCCATAACAATGGCTTCAGGGAAGTGCTTGCACAACTTTTCTAGGCTGCCTTGATGCACATATGATACCAGTAAAGGCTCGCCTTTGTGCAGTTCTTGCAACTCTTTCAACTTCTCAATTTTAGCATCGTGGATTGGGTAGATATTTCGCTTCTCCACCGCCGCACCGAAATTATCAAGCGTATCCTCGGTGTCATAAATAAAACCGGCTGAAATCTGTAACAATTTCTGAAGAACCGACACAGCTTGGTCGGCGTAAATCGTCTTATCGCCAATCTCAGCCACGCCGTTTTTATCCATCTGCTTGTATAGCTCAATGGCGTGTTCGGGTAACTCGTACAACACGTTTTGGATACGGTAAGGCGCAACGTCTTTCAGGTAGTCTTGCTGCTTCATCTCCAGCGTTATATCCGCCAATTTGGCGGCTATACGCTCCTCGGAGCCTTTCCGCAGGGTTATCTTATGGCTATAACGATTTTCGTCAAAATACCGTTCCTTGTACTCGGTAAACGTTCTACCAAGGCGCTTTCCGCCGTCCAGCAAAAACATCTGCGCCCATAGCCCCAAATAGCTCTCGGCGTTCGGCGTGGCAGTCAATTCGTAGAAGTAATCGCAATTCGGCGCAACGTTTCGCAATGCTTTCCAGCGTTTCGTGGTGTGGTCTTTGATGCCGTCCGATTCGTCATAAATCACGCATTGGTACGGCCAGTCAGCGCCCCATGCTTCAACCACCCATTCCACCATCTCACAGTTCACGATATGGATAACGGCGGGGTCTCTAGCTTCCCGTTCCAGCAGTAGGCGGTTGGCGGTCTCCATCTTCACCAAGTTTGCAGTGTGCGCCCGATACTCTTTTTCCGCACGTTGCTTCATCAGCGGCAGCAATTCCTCCTCGGTAAGTGATGGGTTTCGGCTGCGTTCCTTCTTAACCATGCGGAGCGCGGCGCGTTCAACTTTGACGCGTTCCTTTTCGGTCAGCGTTCGATTCAACGCGGCACGCCCTGCGCCATTTACCGCTTCCACCAAGTCAGGAGTGCGTACCATACGAAACGGCAGAGGATTGCTGAAAGCCCAGCGCGGAATCTCGCTAGGCCACGTCTGATTCGCCACTTTGAGCGGCGCGATAACCAACACTTTTCGGATGGCATCGCGGTCGAACATCTCACGAATGAAGCGTAGACACACGGCGGTCTTACCAAGGCCGGTGTCGAGAAACAGGGCGAATTTAGGGTTGTCAATCATCGCCTGTAGCACGGTGCGCTGGTAATCCTCCAGCGCGTCATCCCCCAGCTCAATCAGCCTTTGGCGGCTGCGTATTGCTTCTAGCATCAATCAATCCTTTAAACATTTCGTAGCTGTCGATAACCCAAACAGTCATCCCGCAGCGGCGCATTGCCGCGTGCTCGCGTTGTTGGAATGGCGAAAGCCTGCCATATGGCTGCTTGAACTCTACGAAGATGGTGTGTCCATTTTTACCGATTACGCGGTCAGGAATACCGTTGCGCGAACAACGCATGATTTTAACCTCCCACCATTCGTTTGCCCGCGCATATTGCATACATTTCTGCTCTAACTGGCTTTCAAGCATTTGCCGCACCTCTTACCGTCTGTGTAATCATACACCCATTCATCGTGTATATCCCCCAATGCTGCACCACAGAGCGCTTCCTGTGAGCTTTGGGCGATAAGGTGATACGTTACCTGCCCATCCTTACGACCCCACCTAGGACGCCCGCTATTGCGCCGCAATGCACGGTCATCTTTCGGTAGGTCTTTCGCCCCTAAGTTTTTGAGCATTTTCATCGCTTCGCGCACGTACCAGTCGTAATCAACGTCTGCGGGGAAAGTATCAGGCAGCTCCATGCAGGGTTTGCTGCCGGCGGTGCGTGGCACAGTATTGCCGCTGTTCGTAGTAATGCGGTCTTTCGAGCCGTCTGCGTAGTACCACCGAACCACTTTGCCAAGGTATTCGCCTTTGAAGTACGCGCCGCCGCGCACCTGTTGGAACAAGGTGAAGTCGATAAAATCCCTGCTTGCCATAATGGTATCGCGCAGCGGCGTACCGTTCTCCAAGTAGGCGATAACCGCGTTCACGCTGACTTGAGCGCCGCCGGATAAATCCAAGCCGCGCTCGGCGTAATCACCTTTTCGTTTCCACTTACCTTCGCCTTTATACGCCAAGTAGCTGTTCACAGACTGACTGTAGATAGCCTGATACTCGTTGAACTCCATCATGTAGCCTGTTTCAACTTCCCACAGGCTGACAATGCGGCGCATGGTGTCTAGCTGGTGTTTTTTACCGTGAATCACGATACCGTCCGTATTCGCGGATACTACGTGGATACCAGCGGCTTCCAAGCGTTCAATTAGCATCAACAGAGCTAGTTGGCCGGTCAACGTAACCTGAATCAACATCTTAGGGGCATAAACAACTGAGTATTTGCTCGATAGCTTGCCGAATGTGCCGTTTAGCGCAATCTTGTACACCTCGCACAGCACTTTAAACGCTGTAATGTGTTTTTTAGCCAAGCGGGTGTCTCGGAACTCGGTGTACGCTTCCAAGAAGGCTTTGCCAAGATGTGATGGGTAGAAACCGCCGTTGATGATGATTGATGGGTAGTAGCTGCCTACGTCAGCGTCAATCAGGAACTCGTCCTCAGCGGGTATGATGGCTTGGGATTCCTCGTTGGAATGCAGCCCGCCTATGCCGATTGTGTACGCCCTGCCGTTGATGACTACCTTATCCTTGGCAATCGCTTCAGGCAGTTCAACGTGACCGGTATCTTTCACGAAGTACCGCTGTTCGGTAAGAATATCGAAAGCCTGCAACAGCGATTTGCTCTCGAAGTGGAGGAAATCGGGCGGTGTGTAGCGGAATTTACGGCGCACGCTGTTGAAATCGGGTTTGAACACACGGCTGCCTGTACGCCGCTCCACCTCGTATTTAAACAGGTTTTCGCCCAACTGGGCATCGGACTTACTGCGGAAATCAATACCGGTGCGATTGGATAGGTCGATTCGCAAATCAATAGCGTCATGAATTTTAGGCCACCTGAACAGCGCCAGGGTATTCGCGGTGTCGTTGTCGCAGTAATCGGCCAGCAACCTCTGCTCGCCCGGTGTGAGCGCGGCATGTGGGTCATAAGGTAAGTCTTGCAGCTTCTTAGCACCGATTCGCGCGGCGTAGTTCTTCAAAGAATGTCTACCCTTTGGCAGCTCGAACAAGTCGATATGGTCTAAGTAGGCGGGAATCTTGATTTGGTGTATATCCCTAAACTCCCACGGCTTGAGACCCTGCTCAATCAGACCATCACTAGCCTGTTTCAGTTCATCAGCCGTTGCCCCTTCTAGGGATAGCAGCATCATTGGCACGTCATAGCTGTTGCCGTTGAATGTTATTAGAGTGGATGCTCTAATCATGCGGCGGATATTTTCGCATTGCTCGTCAGTAAACCTGTCGCGGCTGCTGGTAATCTCGTATCGCTTGGTGCGTTCGGGGTTGTTGGCATCGCGAAACGCTATCAGAAAATAATTCCGATAGCACTCAATATCCATGATGGTGATGTGTTTTCGATAATCCATATCGGCGCTCCATGATAAGGAAACCCCGCGAATGGCTGTTGCAGACCCTCCATTACTCAGTTAATGGAAAAGTACCATTCGCGGGGTTTTATTGGTTACAGGTCGTCGCCGTCATCCCAAACGTCATCGTCATCATCAGATACAGCGCCGGTACCAAGGCTGAGCTGGGTATGACCGTCTAGGAAGTTTACCGCTACCAAGTTACCGTTGGCACGCTTGCCGTATTGGTTGTCTTGCAGATACAGGCTGCCCATGATTTGAGCGTGTGCGCCGGTTACTGCCAGTTCTTCCAAGCGTGAAGCATCATCCTCGTCCTCACGGTCAAGTCGCTGGCCGCGATAACGCAGGCTGGGCGGCCAATCACGGTTGGCAGACAGGTTCAAACGCCAGTATGGCTCGTAGCCTTCTCCACCAAGGTCGCTACCATCGCGCAGACACAGCTTGTCTGACGGGAGTTTTGCGCCTTTCATGTGTTCCTTGACTTCAGCCAAGATGAACTCTTTGAGCGCCTTAATCTCTTCAGCCAATGTGGCTTTCGGTAACAGCACAGCCACGGAATATTTCGGCGGGCTGCCGGGTTCGGCGATACGGCTCACTTTCGGGTCAATCACGGTTGGATAAGCCAGTACGACACCGCCCAGCTTGAAGCTCTTGCGGCCGTCATCGTCATAGATAGTGAGATTTTTCAATTGTTTAATGATTTGCTTAGACATAATGTTTAATTCCTAAGGTTTAAGGTTTAAGATTCCCAATCAATACCTGCATCGGGAGACCACTCAGCGCGTTTATCGCTAATCGGCGCTAAGGTCGGCTTACCCTGCCTGTCTTGCACGAAGGTTAGCAGGTCGGCGGCTTTTACCCCGCCTTTCTTACACAGTTTCTCCATTTGTGCCACCGATAACAGGGAGCGCGGCTCAAAGTCATCAGGTGTCATGCCTAGAGAAACCATGTAATCTCTTACCGCCTGTTCGTCAGCCCATTTACGGGTCGTTCTACCAGCTACCAGTTTGTACTCAGCCAGTTTGCCGCCGTGTATGGCATAATCGAACAGTTCGGATTCCACCGCGTCAAGGAAGGCTCGAATAGTTTTGGCTTTAGCCATCACCTTCTCTTGCTGTTCGCGGCTTAATTCTTTTGGCTCATGGATAATCTCAAAGAATTTCCCTTCATCCAATCGCTGCATGCTCAAATCTTCGTTGAACACGTCATCCAGCATCGCTTCTACTTCAGCCACTTTCGCTGGGCACTTGGATTTAACCTTGCACCACAAGCATCCCTTCTCAGTCGGCGTTCGTGGTGCGTCAGGCTGCCATGCTGCCTGCGCCCGCGCCTTGACGTATTCGCCGAATCGGTAGAGTTCGTCAGGCGTGGTTGTCCAAGTGTCAAAGTGATGTAGACGAGGCTGGCAAATACGTATTTCGACTTCATGGAAATCATACTTCAGGTCAAATTCGTCTAACACGGCTAGGGCGTAGATTTGCAGCTGGGTATTGCGTTCGGCATATACCTTCACGCCCAATCCGTACTTCAGGTCGGTAATTGTCAGCTTACCGTTGGCACAGCACACATGGTCGGCTGTACCGCGTTGCTCAGGAACGGGAGTTAGGTGGGAGAAATCAACCCTGACCTCAACGAACTTATCGCCTTCCTGATTGTTGCACCATGCAACGTACTCGGCGACATACTCAAGCATTTCATTGTCAATCTCAATCTCATATTCGCCGATTTTCTCGACTTCGCCAATACGGTGTGTCGGCTTCTTGCCGGTCTTCAACCACTCCTCAGCGAGCGCGTGGGCAACCGTACCCTCCGCTGCAGCGGAGGAGCCTGAATCACCTTCCTGTTGCCGCGCTACGGCATTGGCGAACAGGCTCCCGCTGCAATTAAGCCACATCTCACTCGCTGACGGGCTGAAAACACTATGCCCGTTCAGATTGAGTTCAATCATAGCTCGTCTTCTTCACCGGCGGTGAACGCGTTGTATACCGCAGCCAAACCGTCATCTGACAGCATACGCATATTCGGCGCACCACCAACGGTTTTAATCAACTCTTTAATGCGGTCAAAGGTCGCATCGCTGGTTTTGGCGGCAGCTTTCAAGGCTGCTTCCATATCGGCACGGGATAGGGTCGGCCCGCTTTCAGCAGCTTGCTGCTCTTGGGTTTCAGGCTCAACAGCTTCCTGTTTCGGCTCGTCCACCTCTTTTAGCGCGGCATCGCAAGCTTCAATGATTTGCGGGTAGAACTCTTCGCTGACTTTCTTGAGACTGGTTGTACCGGCAATCTTCTTCAGGATTTGATTGGCTGGGCTGCTACCGCGCTTGTTTTTCACCTGAATAATCGCGTCTTCAACCTCAGTCATGGTTACGCCGTGGGTGGGTTTGGTTGACATAGCAGTCGCGCCTTCAACTTCAGCCAAAACGCTGGTGTCGCGTTCAACAGCTTCAACAGGTGTTGCACCCAACTTATCCACAGCCGCGCTGAACTTATCCACGGCTGCTTGAAAACCCAATAGGGCTGAAACAACTTCTCGAATATCCATTTTTCTGCACTCCTTGTTAAAAAGTAAGTCAATATTACCACTGTTTTGTGTGGTTTGCAACTACAAATCGTCAATATTTCGTGTAAATTTCGGTTTGTCGTTGTCTTCATTCCAAATTTCTTCTTCCAATGCTGCGCGAACTCGGTCAATATCCACCGTTTTTGTACCAGCGACATACCATTTCGCGGGATTCATTGAGTAAACAGTGTGGCGAACCCCATCTGCCAGCAAAACGCGACACAAATGCTGCATCTTAAACTCACGTTTCAGCATACGAGCCCACCTATTTCCGCCGTCCCCTGCTCCCAAAACCTCCTGATGAAATAATGTGATGCTAAAAAGCTCCTTAGATAACCCGATTTTCGGTGAATCAGCGTTCAATACATCGTACAGCTCACGGGCTTCATCGTGCATTCCCTCCAACATCATCTCGCGCTTGGCTTCAGTAAACGGAGCATTCCAATAAGAACGGAAAGTATCGGTTATCGGATATTCCATCAAAAATTTACGAAGTGCCCCACCATACTTGTGCGGATTGTCAGTAACTTCTCTGAGATTGGCATAATGCTGCCGATTGTTTGCAATTTGCTCGTCCAACACTTCCTTGGTTTGAATAGGTGAAAACAGCACGAAGTACCGCCTATCGTTGGTTTCAATAGCGATAGCTTCTTTGCTGTTGGTGAAAAATATGTAGTTGCAGCAGTTCCTCACAGTTACAGCCGAACGGTATTTTTGATTCACGGAGATGCGGCGGTTGGTAATCATCTCTTTTAGAGCATTTGCTTTAGCAAAGCGATTACTACCACTCATATCCACTTCTTCAACCACGTTCAGCGCATAACCGGTCGCCCAATCGTTGTATCCATTTTGGAGCAAGGTGTTGTTTACCACGCCAACATTACGGTCGCCCATTGCGGCCATAAGAATTTCGCCAATGGAGCTTTTACCATCACCCTGCGTACCTTGGATGACTACTGCCCAACCAACCAGTTTGCCGGTATTCTGCACCTGATGGGCAAACCATTGCATCAAAATCTCGTATTGCTCGTTATTAGGCACAAGATTGCGAACCTGCTGCTTGAAGGTGTTGATAGCCATCAAATCAGATTCTGAGAACTCGTCAGGCATGGGCGGCACGGTACGAAGGTTGTACTCGTTCGCCATTTCCAAACCAACATCATTCACGAATACGCGCTCGGCGTTTGGTCGGTACTCCGTACTAACCAGCACTGGTATGCAATACACCTCTTTAGCCAAATCGGAAGGCTTTTTCTTGGTGGCGGCCATCTCTGCGCGGGCAAAACGCGCCATAGTAGCGTTGAACGCCCATTCACTCGCCCGCTGGTGTGTTTCAAGGTTATAGAAGCAATCATCGGCGGTAAGCACCACCCAATTATTCAACCATTCGGGCATTCGGGTGTAATCCAGCGCATACTTCATGATGGCGCGAAGGCTGGCCGTGCTATGCGCGGTTTTAGTGAGCAGCGACATTTTGCGCTTCGCCAGCTCTACCAAAACGTCCAACGTTATCGGGGACACGTTGTGGTGGGAAACCTCCTTACAGGCGCGTTCGCAGTCAATCTGAGTTGCAGCGGATTCAATACCATCACGCAACCGATTGAACAGCTTTTCGTTGTTACCATCCTCCAACCTGCGGCATATATCCAGCACGGTTGCAAAGGTTATCGGCTCGCTGCCACGGTCTTCAGTAAACGACTTCCACTGATAGAGTGTTTGCTCGGAATCGTACTTCTCAGCGCACTGCTGCGAGAATTTATCCCATAGCTCGAAACCTTTACGTGAGCCATCGGACTGATGGTGAATCGCCATGCCGATACGAATCCAGTTAGGGCGTTCGCTGTAATATTCCTCAGGCAGCGACATGACGTATTTTTCAACCAGCCGCCAGTCGATTTTCACCTTCTCTTTCAGGTCAAGCTCGAATGGGTCGTCTTCGCTAGACAAGCTGTCTAAAAACGAAAACAACGCTTCCATATCCTCTGCTGAAAAAATAGGCAACTGCCACGCAGCCGTGTTGACGGGCTCGCCATTGAACCATTGATATGGCTTACCTGTGTCAGCATGAGTGTTATACGCTACGAACTGCTGACCCTTTGAAAGAATCTCAATCTTCCCAAAAGGAGTATTCTTGATGTGTTTACGATTGATGTTTACGGCGCGGCATGGTACGAGGAAGCGTGGCTCACGGCCAACACGATACATGAACTCAGGCTGAATGTTCTCATTCAGCCAAGCATGGATTTTATTGGATAGGGCAGCATCATCAATATCCACGTCAATCGCACACACCTTATCCGTAAGCATAATGCCGATACCGGTATTATCAGGATGCTGCGCGGCCAGTTCAGCAACAGCCTGCGGCGTAGTAGCCGCATTCTTTTGCCAACTCGGATAGTCGGGATACTTGATGCGCGGCTTGATTGCGACAATGGAATAACCATTCGCAACCAAGGATGCGCCATCGGCTTTAAAGTTCGTCATCTTCTAAGCTCTCGTAAAACGCCTGTACAATCTCGTGGAAATGGTGCATGGATACCTTGTCCCCAACACCAAGGCCGTATGAGGAACGGTACGCAACTCTTCGCCCAAAGTCGGCAAACATTTCGTCAGGAATGTCCACATGATGAAATACGAACTCGGCCACTAAATTCACAGGCGGATAGCGTCCAATCTGCTTGAATGTCTTGCCCATCTTCTCCAGCATTGTAAGCGTTATAACTTTAGCTTTCTTTCTACCGACACGTGTATAGAACGACTGGGGATGAATGCCGCACAACTTGAAGAAGTCCCCAATAGTAACCACGCCGCAATCCAACGCCATACGGCGGATGAAGGTGTGTACGTCCTCCCCCTCCCCTTCGGCATGACTTCCATTAAACGCCACCGCAGCACCAGCCATATAAAGATATATCGGCTCGGATAGCTCCGTGCCTAAATATTGAGCAATCATTCTAAATCCTCGAATACAAGTTCCATGCAGTATATGTATATTGGGAAAAGGTGTCAATAGGGCTACTTAAATGTAAATGTAAAACCAGTTTTTAACATTTGCCCGAAAAGTCTGGATTTTTCCTATATCTTTTGCAAATTCGTTCTGCCAGCAAAATTTTTGACGGCAGCTGTGCCAGCAAAAATTTTATGATTTTTCCAATTTGCTTAAAAAATAGGCAAAATACCCTTACAAAAAATGCGAGTATATCTTCTATGGTAAAGACGCGTACTTGATTAAAAAATAGGCAACAAAAAACAGGTGTTGATTTTAAAGGATTTTCTTCTGCCAGCAACCAGCAAAAAAAATTGCTGGCAAAATTGCTGGCAAACTTTTTTCTTTTATTTTTCTTATACTTATTTCTATTCTGCCAGCAAACCAGCAAATATAGATAAAAAAAGTAGTAGAAAAATAAAAGAAAATTGTAAATACGCATTTACAAATTCTTAACCACACTTTCTCTAATAGAAAAGTTGAGATGATGGTTTTTGCTGGCAGTGCTGGTTTGCTGGTTCTCCAAAATAAAAGACACAGCCGCCACCAACACCACCTCGAACAAAAGGCGAAGGTAGTCACCACCCACTCGGACTTTCGCAAATGCTCTCAGATTGCGCTAGGATTGATTTCATCATCTAGGTATATGGGTAGGTATTTGGAAACGTTTTATCGCAATCTGAGAGCGTTCTAGGTAGCTTCCTGACGATTTTTAGCCACATATCACCCACCCAAAAACAGGCTACACGGAAGCATTTTACCGTTATATGTACTAAAAGCTGCCTGAAGTAGTTGATTTATAAGATATTCTTGAGAAACGGGCTCGACGACGACCCCGGCATCACTCACCGCCCGGAAAGTACCTAAATGAAGACGCGCGAATACACTTCTTTTCCGGTCAAGTCAAGTTTATTTACTCGTTTTTACACGTTCAGCCGGTCGCCTTTACACTTTATCCTGAATTTTACATAATAATATTCACGTTATGTAAAATTATCCAAGTCCAAAGCATTGATTCCATTCAAGTTTATCGCCTATCATTACACCGCATTACATTGTAAACCGTACATTATGCGAACTACAAGGAATATCAATGACTTGTAAGATGTTAATAATTTATCTACAGACTCCCTAAGATATTGATACCATTGTAATTTATTCCTTTTGTAAAACCATTTACATACACATAAAACAATAGCCACGGGAAGCAATCCGTGGCAGGTTATGTTATACAGTAACATGCTATGTTATACAGTAACATCTTATGGCGGCGGCTCCATGTGTTGCCGGTGTCATGCTTCCTGCTGCCGGTATAAGGCTGCCGGTGTCATGCTTCCTGCTGCCGGTATAAGTGCTACGTTATACTATAACATTAGACTAGGTACTCTACTCTAATAAGTGCTACGTTATACTATAACATTAGACTAGATACTCTACTCTAATTATAGGCGCGATAAAACCGCCCATTTCGGGCGGCTCCATTTAGGCATCATTTTTATGTATCCCTGAAGCAATAATAAATAAGATGATTCCGACAAATATATTACCGGTCATTATGGCGAATAGGGCAAGATAGGCTAAAACATACTTCACGCCCGTAGTCTCCCTTCGTAATAGCTGACACCGCTGCCGGTCATCATCTCTCCCTTATGGCGTGCTGTGGTAACGCTATAATCGCAAGCATCTTCATATAGTCTATCTTGCTTCGCGTTATATACGCCGATAATTGTGCTATAGGAGCGGTAAACAATGTTTCCATTATCTTGTATCCGCTGCCATAAGCTTTTAGCTCCTATACGCTTCCATTCCCCGCTGTCGTTAATCATTGGCTTAACGTCCGAATCAGTGTAGTAGACTAATTCAAATGCGCATGATAAATCATGCTCGACAATCCATACGCGGCAACCGTCACGATTCACGCGCTGCGGTTCAAACTCAAGATTTGTTTCAACGTTCCATTTTGCGCGAATGGCTGCCATCTTTTCTTTCAGCCGCTCCAAGGTAATGCGACTTGGTAAACGGTTCAATTCAGCACGGGCGGAAATAAGATTCTTTTTCATGATTTTATCCTTTAAAAAATGCGTAATTGTGGGCATTGGCGTGCACGCTATTGATATAGGCGATATGGCGTGCCGCCGCATATGTAGATATATCTGCTATGGTATACAAGCGTTCTATAACCGCTTGGTAAAAAGCGATAACAACACCATTGCTAAGATATTCAATATTGTCATTATCATACTTGATAATAGTCAATCCGCCGTGTGTTGTTATTATGCGGTCATCACCGCATAATTTAAACAGATGCTCGAATTTAAAATAAGCCATCTGTTTAATTACAAATTTATCCTCATAACCAATGACTTCGATAATCATTCGGTCAGTTCGGCTGGTATGGTCGTATATCATTCGCGTTTTTACGCCGTGTTTATCTTCGATTCGCGTCAATGCTAATGGCAAATCTTCGTATGATATAGTCTTAGGCAGCCGGTTAATTTCGGCGCGTGCCTTAATTAGATTCTTTCGCATTTTTATCTCCATCTGATAGCTAATAAATTGCCGCATTCATACTTGGCAATCTCTGCACGGAGCCAATCCGTTTTGTCATGTGTATCCAAAATTCCATAACCTTCATTCATTCCGAAAATTAAGGCTTTTCTATTCAATACGCGCGCCGCTTCATTAGCGGAATCGTGCAATGGGTAACATTCGATTTTCATAATCCATCCTTTCAAGTGGTAGATGTGAACTAGCAAAAGTTATGCCAAAACATAACCGATTGATTTTATTGAAAACATACATTTTTATATCTTTTGCACACAGTGCCGTAAATTGTCAGTTTTAACTCAAAATTGAAGGAAAACTGACAATTTGCGTAATTCTAAAAGATATAAAAATAAACAAATATAATAAAATCAGCCGGTTATATTTTGGCATAACTTTTGCTACATATATTTCACCACTTGAAAGAAAGGATATTCAAAATGCAATCCCAATTAAAACAACAGTTCATCACCACTTATCTGAATCTGAAACGCGGCAATCTGCCAAGTGCCGGCGAATGCGTGAATGAAATCAACAAACTATATCGCGTGTTTTTGAGTGAGTATAATTGGTTTGAAGACCGTGAAGAGAAAATGGCACGCGTTATCAACAATGTAAATCCATTTGAAGGTTGGGAGGTTTTATGATGCGCCCATTGCATATTCACGCTTCAGCTAAAAACGATAGTGCTAAATCAGCCGCCGAATATATCAATAAGCAGGCTGCTGAATCGCAAGGTTATGGTGTGGCTTTGGACGCGATAGATTTAGCCAATCAGATTTATTGGTTTCATGATGAAATTCAATCATGCACAAAACCAATTGCCGATTCACTTGTAATTGACATTTATTATGGAGATGAAAAATGATTCTCAATTATAGGTGGGATAGATGCCTGAAAACCGGATTAAACCGGTATGCCGTTTATGATAAAAACGGCAAAGGAGTTCGGAAAGTAGGCGAATTGGATGAAGCCATTGCCGCGTATTGTTCAGCTAATGGATTGCCTGAAAAGTTCACGTTTGCGACAAACTGCATTACGCATAATCGCGGAACGATTGTTGTTAATTGGAGATGAAAAATGATTTTATATTACAAATGGACTATTAGCCGTGCTGCTGATACTTATGGGCAAAACCGCTTGACTGTAAGCGATTATGACGGGCGAAAGGCGGCTGTTGTTGGCGGTGGCTACGATATGATAGCGGCCGCTATAGCTGAATATCTGAACAAATATGCTACGCCAAAAATGCGCCGGTCAGCGGCACAATTTAAAGCATATTCTAAAGGTAATTTTAGATACGAAAACTTAGACAAATGGCTAAGGATTCGTACCCGTAAAATTGATTCAAACAATGTCTTAATTATTATCAATAGGGAGTTTTAAAATGATTAAATGCAATGCTGTTATAAATAACAAAGCTTTCGACCATTCTATTTACTATTCAAGCGATATTGCTAGATGGCAGCTTGAAGATTTTTTAAATAATGAAAACGTTATCCTAATCAATAATGATTATTTAGTAATTTTCAAAGACGCGGAACACCGAAACGCGCCGGCTTTTAAAGTTTCGGAGCTGCGCCGCAAATCAAAGGCTGATTTGTACGAGATGCGCCGCGAGTTAATGGGCGTGTTTTCAGACGATACAAAGACTGAGATTATCGAGGATTTATTGCGTATTACCAATGAAAATTATTATCGAGCCCATTACTTGATTACAAGATGGCGTGATTTGGAGAGAACGACCGTTATTTATGGTTATTCTAATAGCGACGTTATAGCGGTAAATGACTTGTCCGGTAAGATTGATAAGTGCGAACTAGTACACATATTTTTTAACCAGCCAATTTGCGGCATTGTTATTGAGACGGATATTTCCACGGGCGAATCGGTTGATTATCAGATAGACGAATATCTAGATAATCCTTATGAATATGACAAGGAGAAGCTTATAGTAGCAATGGCTGGCGGAGATGCTGATTTAGCTGCCTATTTAACTGAGTTCTTGCCGAATGATGGCTCCGGAGTTGATTATGTATAAAGCAATCTATAACCAAGTCTACAAAGACGGCGCCATTGTCGCGCAATTCATATTTCCAGCGGCGGCGGCGCGATATGCTGCTATGAAGAACCGTGGATATGGTAGCACCGCATCTTTGCCTATGGAGACGGCTGCGTTTGAATTCGCAAGGCACCGCGATTTTGCGCCAGCTGGCTATAAGCGTTTACGACTTGGCTACGTGCAACTATATCGCCGCCGTTTTGGTACCAATCCGCCATCAGTTGCCGCCGCTATCGAATGGCTGCGAGCAAGATGGGATAAATACCCAACGGATTACGATAGTTACTTAGCTGCCGCGTATTGGTTTTTAGCTAAAGTCTAATACATGCCGCCCGAATCGGGCGGTTTTCTTTTGCAGGTATCCTTATAGGCTCCACGGCTTCAGGTATCCGGCTTCAGGTATCCGGCTTCAGGTATCCGGCTTCAGGTATCCGGCT